TTTAATCTCACAACATCTTTTTCTATCTCAACAACTACATCTCCTTTTTTCAAATCTTTAAAACCATTTTTTCTTGCAAACCTTTCAGCTTCTTTTGACCACATTTTTAATCCTCCTTTTTTTTTTAATCGCATTTACTATAACCACAATTTAAACATTTATCACATCCCTGATATCTAATCAACTTATTTTCTCCACAAGATGGACATTTTCTCCCCATTACTTCATGTCCTCTTTCCTCTTCCTCATCATCATCATCACCATTTAACTCTTCTAAAGGATATTTCTTCAAAACTCGTGCTACAAGTCCAGGTAAATGTGCAATGTTAAATGTTGATTTTTCTAATTGCTCAATTACTTCTTCAAGAGGAATTCCATATCTTAACATTGTTGAAACCAATCTACAAACAGCAGTCCAATAACTCATTCTCTCAAGGAATAAATCTTCATACCATATTCCATCTTTTCCCATTCCTGCTTCAGGTGGTAATGTAAATGTTACTTCAAGAGGATATCCCTCTTCATCATGAACTACATTTAGATAAACTTTTATTCCTTTCCAATAAACAATATACCTTTTTGCATCTTCATCAGGTAATAATCCTTTTTTAATTAAAGGTCTAATTCCATTCTTCATCATTTTCAGAATCATTTCATTTATATCTTCTTTCTTTTTCTCTTCCTCTTCCTTTGTTTTAAGAACATATCCTCTATAAGGATTTGGTCTATAAGTTGTGCATCCTTTCAAACCTTTTTTCCAGGCATATTCATAAACTTTTACAAAGTCTTCATATGAATAATCTTCAGGGATATTTATTGTTTTTGAAATACTTCCATCTATATACTTCTGAACTAATGCTTGCATATCTATGTGTTGATAAGGTGATAATTCAAAAGCAGTAACAAAATAATCCGGTTTTTCACCATCAGGTTTACCTAATGATTTATAAATGTTCCATGCATAATCTTCAATTAATTCTTCTTTTTCATTCCCATCCAAATCTCTTACTTTTCTATAATACTCAAGGGAAAAAATAGGTTCTATACCCGATGAAACATTGTTCATGAAAAGAGAAGTTGTTCCAGTTGGTGCAACCGTAAACAATCTTGAATTTCTTAAACCTTTTTTCTCTATAGTTTCCTGAACTGTCTTAGCCATTTCTTCCAAAGAAATGTTTTTATCAAACTTTATTTTGTCACGTTTTTTGATTCCTTCCTTTGCTTTAGACAAAATAAACTGAATATACTTACATTTCAAATATTTCTTCCTTTTAGAAACATCATGAAAAATAGGTGCCTCACCTTTTTCATTAGCAAGTAAAGCAGATTTGTAATAACATGTTATTGCAAAAGTTTTCATTATTTCTTCAACAATTTCAAATGATTCTTCTGAGGCATAAGGTATTTTTAACATAGCAAGCATATCTCCAAGACCAGTAAATCCGATTCCTATTATCCTGAAGTGTTTTGCTCCTTTATACATTTCAGGTAAAGGATAATAATTCAGGTCTATAATCCTATCTGTTGCTTCTGTTAGTATCATTAAAGCATCTATAAATTCATCTAAATCAAAATATACATCATCCTTAAAAGGATTTTTTACAAAATTAGCAAGATTTACCATAGAAAGATTACATGAAAAATACATATTGTTTTTGGGATTTTCTTTATCTATTACAAAAGGTAGGGGTTGTTCACCGCATGGATTTGTAGTTTGAATAGGAACAAAGGAAGCAACAGGGTCGTATTTGTTCATCCTATCTATAAACAAGATTCCAGGTTCTGCATAATTGTAATTTGATTCCATTATTTTTTGATAAAGTTCCCTTGCTTTTACAGTTTTATAAACTTTTACAGGATAACCTTTTTCTTTCCACTTCCTTATATTTCCATCCCACTCTTTTTCATAAGCAGGATGATTTATATCAGGAAAAATTAATTTCCAATCTTCATCTTTTTCAACCGCTTCCATAAATTCATCATCCATTTCAATAGAAATGTTCATATTTTTAAGTTTATCTTTTTCTCTTTTAGCAGAGATAAACTCTTCTATATCAGGATGCCATATTCCAAGAGAAGCAAGCATTGCACCTCTTCTATTTCCACCAGCAGCTATTGTCTCACAAATAGAATTTGCTATTTCCATAAATGATACAGGTCCAGAAGATTTGGAATTTGTTGTTCTTATAACTTCACTTTTAGGTCTTAAAATAGAATAGCTCATTCCAACTCCACCACCGGATTTCATTGTTAAAGCAATTTCAGTAGCATGTTGCATTATTCCTTTCATAGAATCATCAGTTAAAGGAATAACATAACAATTTGATAAAGTTTGATTTTTTCTTTCTGTTCCAAGTGCATAAAGAACTCTACCACCCATGCAAATCTTATGTTCTTTGAAATACTTTAAAAATTTATTCTTTTTTTCTTCATCATCCGAAAAAAGCGTTTTGGCTATTCTTTCATAAAATTCATCTTCTGATTCATTGTTAAAACGATACTTAAGATTCCATACCTCTTTGGAAATAGGCATAAAGATGGGCATTTATCAAACCTCCTAAAAATTTTTGTTATTTCCAAGGTTTTCCGTTAAAAAGAGTAGTTCCCAGGCAAATATTAGGATGTAAATCAGGAAAGTCAAGTAAAAATTCCAAAGTTTGATTTGACCAATTATGTTTCAATAAAATCCATCCCAGTTGACAAACTTGAGGAGAAAAAGGAAAATTACATCCTTTTATTTTCTCACATTCAGGAAATAATCCAACTAAACAAGCAAGCATTAATGAGAAAGTTGAATAAGGTTTACCATTAACAATATTGTTTACAGAAACACAATTACCAGTTGTTGAAGAAATAATTATGGGAATTCTTTTATTCTGACATTCAAAAATCTTTCCAGAATAACATGAATCTATCAAAAGAACATATGCATTCAAATTTTCCAAAATTTTACACCAATTTATTTTTTCAAGACCTCTTTTATCTAACCAAAAACCTTTTTCCGGTTGTCCATAACCAGCTATGTAAATTATTTTTGCATAAAATCTTTTTTCTTTTATTTCTGAAATATTTTTCATTTCAAAATCATCATGAGGAAACATTCTTTCAAAAGTTTTCTTAACCAAAAGGCATGTATTTGTAGTTAATGAATCACCATAATTAAAACATAATATTTTCGCCTGCACTAAAGATACAAATCCTACGGCAATTAAAAATAATAATCCTTTTCTCATGATTTGTCAAATAGAAATGTTTCTTATCTCATCAGGTGTAATTGTATTTAGGAAATCATCTAACAAATAAAAATCCCAAACATGTGGCTTATATATTCTCAAAATTCTCTTTGAATGTAAATTGTTTACACTTGCAAGTTTTTTAGAAATAAAAACATCTATTGCACACATAATAGGATATCTGTCTAATTTGAAAATTAACCATCCATACTTTTTAAGAACACTTGCTTCAGATTTAAGTTTTTTAAGCCATTTTATAATTGGAAGTGATTTATCACCTGCAATTAATCCAAAAAGATTAAACCTCTTTGTTCTTTTACATTCTATAACAAAAATATCAATCAAAGGTTTTCCTTCAGGAAGGAGGAAGGTTATATCTCCAACCTGAGAACCAGAAATATGAGAAGCACCTCCCGATGAATGTGTTCTCCAGAAAACTAATTCTCCTTTTTTATACTTATTCTTGTCCCACCATTCAGATAAAATTTTTGCAACTTCCCGTTCAAACCCAGAACCCTTATTTTTTGGATTTTTCATTATTCTTCAACTATCACCTGTATCCTATTTGGATTCACGATTATAGTTGTTGGATTTTCAACCAATTTCTGTTTTACCTTTGTTTCCCCATTTTCAACATCAAAATATGTTCTTTCCTGAATAAATTTACCTGTTATCTTCAACATTTTTATAGAAGTTCCAGGCAATACATAATCTTCCATAGAATCAACTTTTATAGGTGCATATCCATCAATCTTCACTATCATTTATCTTACTCCTTCATCTTTCTTCCAAGTTTTGCTGCTTTTGCTAAATCTTCAAAAAGAAGTGCCCATGCTTCCCTTTCCTCTTTCGTAAATCCTTCCTCAACGTCAAGATACTTATCAGCTAATTTATCAAGTTTTTTAAGAAAATATCCAATAAGTTCTCTCATTTCGGGATCTTTTACACCTATATCACCAATTGCTTTTTCAATTTCCCTATGAAATTCCTCTTCTGTCAACTCTTCATTACTAACAAGTTTAGAAAGATATGTAAATGTAGCAGAAAGCTGATCTCCATATTCAGGTTTTGTCTTTACAAGAGCATACACAACTGTTGAAAGAGCAGCAGAAACTAAATCAACATCAATGTTCTTTACTACTCCTTTTGTTTTCTTGAAAACTTGTCCCATCATACCCTCCTTGATTATAATTTTTGCTATCTACTATTAATAAGTTCTTTCTTCAAGTTTGCTTGTGTAAATAAAATATTTCTTAGATTGTATTCCTTTAGAAGACAAATTTCTTATTTTAACAAGTTGTTCAAAATCAAGAGAACTAAAACTTTCATTTGTCAATGAATCAACAGAACCTTTACTTAAAGATTGAGCAATATTTCTTATAACTGTTTCTTCATTTGAATCTGGAATAGGTTTCAATGAAAACCAATTTTTAAATCTATCGGAATCCAATATTCCAACAAAAACAGAAAAGTAATCTTTTCTTAAAACTAAGAATATATCATCTTTAACATCAATCCACGGATTCTTTCCTTTCATTTTAAAAATGATTCTATCCGCTGAACTATAATAAAATACTATATCTTTGAATTCAATATCTCCAAAAAGCATTCCAAGAAAAACAAAATTTGGAACATAATAATTTCTTTTTACCTGAAAAATAAGTTTAGCTTTTAAAGGTTCATTAAGTTGTTCAAATAATACATATCTTCCATTGTTAAAAAATGATGGTGCTTCCGATAATTCTTCTTGAAATTCCATCATAAAGGCATTTTTATCAATTTCAACTTCAACATCCAAAATTAACTTGTCTTCATAAACAATTTTATCTTTAATTTGAACAAATCTAAAAATTTCTTTCTCAAAATCCAAATATTTTACATCTTGTATTCTAAAATACCTGTCAAAATGAATTCTAATTATTGAAGAACTAAAATATTTTGTTTTAAATGAACTTCCATTTTGAAACAAAAATATATAAAATTCCTGGTCAGAATTAAATGGTGTTACAATAGGTGTTTCTCTACACCAATAACATCCACTAAAATAAACATTCATCTCTACACTATCCTTGACATTAAACTTCCAAAATGCAATTTTCTAATTGAACCATCTTTTTCGAAAAACAAATACAAATCATATCTTTTTCTTGCAATTTTGTAATCCTTTCCTTGTAAGAAATTCAATTTAGCTACACCAAGTTCTCCCCATCTTGATAGAACAACAAGATATGGAATATCTGCTTTATAAATTAAAGCAAACCGATGACTTACATGAGCAATTTGAACTTCTGAAAAATTTTCTACTTCATTTAAAGGATATTCATATAAAACACCAATTCCATAATAATTGTTGATAACCCTTAAAGGTTTAAAGGATAAAAATACCCATTCTCCAAAGCAAAATAGATAATCCTGTTCTTCTCCTATCCGAACTATAAATGGCTTCTCAAAAATTACATCATAAGTAATCATTTTACTAAATTAACCACAAATCCTTGATTTGATATAACTAAAATTTTTTCATCATAAACATCATCATACACTTTTACTCTTATGTATATTTCAAATCCATCTTCAACTGTATCAGGTATCCGTATTTCTAAAAGATCTCCCCATCTACTCACATCTATTCCCCTTGCTTCACATTCCTCTTTATTAACAACTTCAATTTTACTATAAACACATCCTGTAATAATCGGTGATATGTAAACACTTTTTCCTTTTTCAACAAAATACATTAATCTTCCTCAATTTTCAAACCTTTATACTCATATTTCTGTGGAACAGTATCAATTTCCATTTTTTCAAAAGTAATTAAAGCATCTTCTTGAATATTTTCTACATTAAAAGTTAATGGTTTCCAGTTAATATCCTTCACTTGCATATCAACTTCCACAAATGAATCAAAAAACTGTTCCCATGAAAAAATTGAATTAAATTCTTCAGTAATATCCACTTTCTTTAGCTTCAACAAATTCCTTATATTTTTACCATTCCTAAAAAGATAAAACTCTCCTTTATCCTTATATTGATACATCCAGCGATCCCCATCAACATTCTTAACTTCTATTTTTATTTCTGGATTTGACAATTCTTTATCCAATACAACAGAAAAACGATTCATAATTTCAGCTGGTAAAACTAAAATTCCAGTTTCATAAGGAAAAACACTTATAACCCAATCTGTTATTTTCGAAAAGAAATATGTCTGTTCTATCTCCTCATCATCAAAAAATAAAACAATAGGTATTTCAAGATATGTATTTCTTGAGCGTTCTTTTGAGATTAATTTCAATTTTGACATTTCTTCATCAGCTTGTTCAGCAGTTTCAAATTTTACGTATAAAAAGAATTCAGCAAAAGGTAAATTTTTACTACTATTAGCAAAACGATCTAATTCATCAACATAAATTTCATAATCAATGGAATTTTCTATCAATTCACCTTCTAAATCATAAGTAAAAACTTTAACATTTTTATTTTTATCAAAAACAAAATGAGCAACATTTAGATCTTTCTTATCACTTCCATTATTAAAAACCATATCTAAATCATCATAAAAATCACCATCACCTATATAAAAACGTTCCAATTTCCAATCAATAGTTGAAATATCTACAATCCAATGTAACTTATTATTTGAAATCCATGAAAACGTAGGAATGCTTCTTCTTACTAAGAAGTCAGGAACTTTCATAGTATCCATTTCATAAAATTCTTTAAACTTAACCCAAATCATTTAAACCTCACACTTGAGGACCTTCTTCATCAAAAGAATAAATTTTGTCTTTTTCATAATCATAAAATTCTACTTTAGTATTCCAATCTCTATCATAAGATAAGCAAACTTTCATATTTTCAGTTTTCCGTTTTCTATAAGCTGGAAATCCTTTTTCATAGAAAAACCCCATTTCACCACTTTTCAAATTATAGGAAAATTTCAACACAAAGAACTTCTTATATGGATAACAAGTAATGTAAAAATTGATTTCATCACCTTTTTTTCTTGATTCTACAATAACCATATTTAAATCCCTCATTTCTCCATCTGCTATTTCCCTAAGAGATTCCAAGGAAATTGAAATCTTTTTCATTAACTCAACTTTATTACCACTTACAACATAAAAGATAAATTCTCCATAGCATGACAAAGAAGCAAAAACATATATTTTACCTTCACATTTATCAATGTAAACCGAAACATTATAATTATTCATTGAATCTCTATCCCACTCATAAAAGAGGTCTAAATCGTAAACTAAATTTTCACCTCTTTTTTTACATGGACGACAATTAATACAAGGTTTATCCTCAGTAACGGGCGTCATACTGGTTCCCACCCTCCAGAATTATATCCTATCATAACATAATTACCTAAAACAAAACCACCTTTCACATTCCTTACAATCACAGAACAATCATATGTTTTACCCTTCCCTGTAATCGTAAAATTGAAAGTTTTCTCAAAACCATCAAAATCAGGAAAAACTACATCAAATTCAAACTCTCCTACTTTATCAACTAAAACATTTTCAGAATCAAAAACAACTTCCAAATCAGAAGCATGACCAGAAGCAATAACTTTCAATCTATATCTTTTACCAGGTATAAAAATACAATTGTCTTCAACTTCCCATTCACATCCATAAATTTTAAATGTATCCACCTTAAGAGATTTTACCTGCCAATCCCATAAACAATATTCATTTTCAATTCCAACTTCAATCCACCAGTAACCATCTTCAAGTTCAAGATTCAAATTATTGTGCTGCTCCTTCACAAGTTCCCATCTGTTATTGTAAACTCTTACTACAATATCAATTATTTCCCTTCCAGGATTATCATAAGAAAGCGTTATTGAATAATGACCCTCATCATCAACTTTGTTAATCTGAAATAAAGTTATCTCAGGAGTTAATCCTTTTACACTACCATTTTCTATATCTATTGGAAAAGTTCTTTCTATTACTTTACCAGATTCAGGAAGAATTTCAATGAAATGTATTGTATATTTGCCAGAATAATTGTAAATATGCTCAACTATTTCTTCAGGATTTGAAGTTACATAAACATTTGGGTTATCTTTTGTAGCATAAGGGTCATCAAAATACCAGTAATAATACCTTTCTTCTCCATCATCACATTCTTCTGCACCAAACATGGATACATTTAGACGAACTTTAGTTGCAAATTTATCCTCTATTATTTCAAAACACTCATTCCTACCATTTACCGGAATTTCATTTATAGCATATCCACCAAGAGGATATTTCTTTACCCTTTTTGCCATTAAATAACCTCAAAGATTTTTCTCTTTTTCTATTAAAAGAACTTGACAAAATTCAAACTGCATACTATAAATACTAATTGACTCTTCAGACGAGGAGCTAATATGCCAAAAACAAAGAATATAAAGTTAGAAATTTTACCTGAAGAATCAAAAGAATCTTTCCTTTTTAATCTTTTTCCAAATGAGCAATATGTTAAATTTCTTTTAGAAGAAGAGAATCTTTTTCTCATTTTCACCATCTTTAACAAAGACAAAGTTTCTAATATATATTACGTTTCTCCAAAAGAAATAGATGCTTTTTATCTTCAATACCTACCATATGAAGATAGACAAAGCAATGGCTATACATCTGTCCTTTATAAAACTTCCTATGTTTACAACAAAAAGTTTGTTTCCATAAGAACAGCTAAAAGAGAATGGAAATCTCTTAAAAACAGGTCAAAAATAATAGCTATTGACATAGACGAACCTTTTAAGAAAGTTGGTTCAAAACTTAAAAAGAAATTTCAGGAAATTGATAAAAACCTTTACAATTCAAGTGCTTTCATTAAAACACATGGAAAGAATGTAAGAATACTTATTTTTCTAAAAGAAGAGATAGATTTAGAAAGCAATGAATGGTCTATTTTAAAGCATTTTCTCATAAACATCATTTCTGACATAGCACCCATTGATAAAATCTCCCCAGTTTTGACTTTATGGGATACAAATGTCAAGACGCATTGGAAAAAGTTCAAAGAAAAAGGAAAAACAGATTTTCCAAAAATAGAAAAAGAATCTACTGAATTCTGGAATTTCTCAAATGTTATACTAAAAGCATATAATGTTTCTAAACCAGACCTGAACTTTCTAAAAGAGCAAGAATATCCTTTAAACTTACCCATTCCTGAAGGATGTGAAACACTATTGAAAGAGGAAGATTTTGAAGACAACAAAAGAGAAAAAGTTTTGGAAGAGCATAGATATTACACTTCAGATACTTTTATGGAAAGATTCAAATATCATTTTGAAAGAAAATTCCCAGGATACAAATATGATATCATAAGAATGCCTTCAGGAAAAGTTTATGTTCATTGTCCTGAGTTGAAAATGAGACTCAAAAAAACTTTAACTTTTGTTTTGCAGGAAAGACCACACGAATTGAATATGCAATTTAACTTTAGAAAACTAATTTCAATCAACCACAAAGAAAAGAAAATAGTTCCACAAAAGAGAATTTCAAAACTTAAAAAATCCAATCCTTACAAGTTTACATTCATTTGTGATTCGAATATTCAAACATTAGCATCTTTCATTTGTTGTGTTTCTGAAACTAAAGAGGAATTCTTATACCTAAAAAATCTTTGTTTGAACCTTATTAGCAATGAATTAGATAAATGGAAATTTGAAAATCTATACTACAAAAACATGAATCTTGTTGAATACAAATTTGAAAAAGAAGAAATTCTACAAGCAATAAGTAAAATGTTTGATTTCATTTGGAATCATAACTTATACAATGAAGCAGGTGTAATTTACAATTTAATGAAAAATTATTCCCACATAATTACAAAATATCTAAATGACCCAAATAGACTTGAAAAGAAATCTTATGTTTCTCCCAAATCTTTAACATTTTTCTTCACAAAAGTTTACTCCATGTTAGCTTATCACCACAATTTCAAATGGTATAACAGATATTACTCAAATCATAAAGGATATCTGGTTCCAGCAAGAGAAATTTCAAAGATTGTTAATCAAGCGTTGAGAAAAGTGTATGGATTAGGTTTTAGAATTTTACTTCCAGACGTTAAAGTTATCCTTGAAATGTTAGGAGTAGATTTTGAAATCAAAAAAGAAGGTTTTCATATCTACTTTGTTATCAAGAATTTTCCACAGTTGAAAGAAGAGGAAGTTGAAAGAAGATTAAGTAATGAAATCAAGAAGAGAATATACATCATTAAGAAGTTCTCAGATTTCAAGAAGTATTCTGTCAAAAGAGTTGTTGATTTCTTTTCTCTCGTTTTAAAAACAGAGGGAATTATATTAGGAAGGGAAGGATGTAGTCGTCTCTTATATTCTTTTGAAGGAAAAAGATTATCAAATGAATTAACAGAATTAGAAACAGAAATCTGGATATTATGGAATTTTAACGATTATGCTCTACCTGATTTTAATTTGATTTTTGATATGATAACAAAGAGAATGACTACATATGAAATTGCAAGATATTTAGGAGCTAAACATTATGGTTATCTTGATTTGAATGGATTTGCAAAAGTTGTTAATATAATACAGGAGAAACTTGGAATAGAGAATAGTTTAAGAGTTAATAAAGATGAAGAAATAGATGAAAATGAGATTTATGAGATTTTTCTTGAACAATGGAAAATGAAGAAACAAGGAAAAGATAAAATTGTTGAAATCTTTAATCCATTCTTTAGTGAATTTAATCCTGGAAAAAGGGTTGAACAGAAGATAAAGAGAGGAATAAAGATTTTGAAAGAACTTGATAAGGGGTATTTGTTATGGGTAAAAGAAGAATGGGAAAAGATGAAATCAAATGCTATGTGTGCTTGATGTTGAAAGATTATGGTTTTAATGGAAATGAATTTGAGGTTGAAAAAGAGAATGGAAGGTATATTTTAAAGATTAACAGGAAAGTTCCTTTATGTGTTATAGGAATGATAGAAAAGGGATTGAAAGAAGAGAAAGTGAATTTTGGTATAATGCTGGAGTAGCTCAACTGGAAGAGCAGCGGATTTGTAATCCGCAGGTTGGGGGTTCAAATCCCCCCTCCAGCTTTTTTTTTTTAGGAGGTGAATTTTGATAATACCTGAGAAATGGATAGAAGAAAGTAAAGAAGATTTGAAGTTTGATAGGGAGAATTTTGAAAATAATTTTGGAATTGCAATGAAGATTGCAAAATGGTTGGAAAGAAGAGAAAAAGTTGTAAGTGAAATGATAGAATTGATGAAAAGAAAAAAGGAAGTTGAAAGGAAATTATTTGAGTATTACAAGACTGAGTATGATTTGGTGGTGAATACTAAAGAAGAGATAAAGTTGTTGATACAAAGTGATAGTGAATTTATGAAGATAGATGAAGAAGTAATGAAATGTGAACAGAAATTGAAGTTTATAGATAAAATTCTTGATGCTTTGAAGTTAAAATCATGGGAAGTTAAATATTATCTGGAATGGAAGAAATACTTTGAAGGGGTGTGAATTAACGAATGGAATATGATGTTTTGATAGATAAGAAAGATGCTTCTTATTTTTATCTTGTTCCTTCCTATCAAACCTTAAAAGACTCATTTTATAAAGCATTTTCCTGGTATGTTGAAGGATATAAGTATATGCCTCAATACAAAAACACTCCGTGGGATGGGAAGATTTATTTTTATAAAGCTGGAACATGTGAAATGCCTCTTGGTTTATGGGATATGGTTATTGAGAAATGTAAGAATGAAGGATTGAATGTTGGATTTAATTGGAAATGGAAAGAAAGGAAAATAAGTAAAAGGGAGGTTAAGGATTTTATTAAAAGATTTTCTCCGTTTCCTTTGAGGGATTATCAGTTTAATGCGATTTATTGGGGTTTAAGGAAAAGGAGGTTGAGTATAGAAATTCCGACTTCTGGTGGAAAGACTGTTTTGATATATTTGTTTGCAAGGTGGTTTTATGAAAGCGGAAAAAAAGTTTTAATTATTGTTCCGAGAGTTCAATTAGTTGAACAGACTTATGAGGAATTTTATGAATGGGATAAAGAGTGGTGCGAGAAAAATGTTTTGAGGATACATGGAGGTGTAGATTGGAAAGGGAAAGAGAAGGAATATAAAGTAATAATTTCTACATGGCAAAGTTTACATGAAAAGAAAAAAGTGTTTTTCAAACAGTTTGATGCATTGATTGTAGATGAAGCACATAGCAGTAAGGCAAATGTTCTGAGAAAGATTTGTGAAAAATGTGTAAATGCATGGGATAGAATAGGATTATCGGGGACTTATCCAAGCAAAAAGTGGAGTGATTATTGGAGTATAGTGTCAAGCATAGGTCCTGTTAAGAGGTTTACTACATATAAGAAAATGGTTGAGAATGATTGGATTGCTGATTTTGAAATTGTTTCCATTATTTTAAAATATCCGAAAAAGTTTTTACAGGTTGTTGAAAAGTTGTGGAAAGCGTATCAGGATATAAAAGGAATAGAATTTGATAATTATAGAAGCAGAATTATTAGATATAACTTTGAATGTGAAATTCAAATGTATTCTTATTTGAGGAATTTGTTTTTATTGGAAATGGCTAAGAAAATGAAAAAGAATTCAATTTTTCTCTTTACAAGAAGGGAACATGGAAAGATTTTGTATGAACTTTTTAAAAATGAAATAAAGGATAAGGAGATTTATTATATAGATGGAACAGTAAAAGTTGAAGATAGAGAATTTTTTAAGCAAAGAATGGAAGAGAAGAACAATGTAATTATTGTAGCTTCTTATGGAACTTTTTCTGAAGGAATAAACATAAAAAATCTTCACAATATAGTTTTTTGTTCAAGTTATAAAAGTAAAATTAAAGTTTTACAAAGTATAGGTAGAGTTTTGAGAAAATTGGAAAATAAAGAAGCAAAAATATTTGATATTGTTGATTACTTTCCTTTTGGTGGAAATGAAGAGAATATTCTTGTAAGGCATTTTAAAAGAAGGGAAAGATATTATAAAATGTATGAGATGAAATATGAGGTGAAATGGGTAAATCTTACTAAATATGCAATTGAATTTGCTGACAAATTAGTTAAAAACGGAAAACCGGTTTGGTTTATAAGAGGTGCTTCAGGTAAAGAGAGTGAAATATGGGTATGAGATAAAATTGTGTAATGAAGAAATTGCGAAAGTTTTTGGTGAATTTAAGTATGTTCCGAGTAGTGAAAGGATAGCAGTATTTAAATATGATAACCTTTTCATAAAAGTTAGTCTCTTTCTTGACAAATTGTATATCATAGCTGGTAATTCTTTTTTGAAAATTACGGATTCATATTTTGAAACTATTGGTGGTAATGTAAGATTTTTTAATGGTAATTTTGAATGGACTTTAAACTTGACAAAAGGAAGAATAGAGGTTAACATAAGTAATGTTCAACGGTGTTTTGAAAGGAAAAGATTAGAAATAAGTAGAATGATGAAAAAATGGAGAGGATATAAAAATGAGTAAAAAACGGAAGCATTATCTTGATAATGAAGAGTTTAAACAAATGATATTAGAGTATAAAAAATTGAAAGAACAGAATCCTGATGCTGAAATTCCTCCGAGATTATTGAAAGCATTGCAAAAATTGATAGATAAGGTAGCAAGACGAGCAAATTTCTGTGGATATCAGTTCTTAAGGGATATGAAACAGGAAGCAATGTATTATTGTTTGAGAGCACTTGAAAGATTTAATCCTACAAAATCAGATAATGCCTTTGCTTATTTCACTTCTGTTGTCTGGAATGCTTTTATTTCTGTGATTATGAAAGAAAAGGAATATGTGAAATTTAAATTTGAATATGCTCAATTCTTTATGACAGATAAAGAGAAAAAGCGAGATTATAGAGTAAATGAAGAGTATCTTGATGAAATGACGAGATATTATCTTGAGTTGGATGAGGAATAAATGAAGTATCTAATTGTTTCTGATACACATTTTGGAATCTCTTCTTTTAACAAAAAGAGATTTGAATATATGATAGCTTATTTCGAGAATGAAGTATTTCCATTTATTTTGGAAAATAAGATAAAACATGTTATTCATCTTGGTGATTTAGTGGATAAAAGGAATGTCATAGATTTTTACATTGATAATGGAGTGAAGAATAGATTTATAGATTGGTTTGAGCAAAATAAAGTTCATTTGTATTTGATTGTTGGAAATCATGATATGTATTACAAGAATGAAAGAAGTATAAATTATTGCTCTATAAATTTTAAAGGAAGATTCAAATATGTGCATGTGATAGATGAGATAATGAAAAAGAAAATAGGTAAATTGAACTTTTTGTTTGTTCCCTGGATTGTGAATGAAATAGAACTTGAGATGATAAAAGATTCAGATGCTGATATTTGCTGTGGACATTTTGAAATAAGTGGAGTTAAAATAGGAGAGAAAGTTTATCTTACACAGGGATTAAACCAATCAGTTTTTAAGAATTTCAAATTGACTTTAAGTGGACATATACATACAATTCAAAAACTTGGGAAAAATATTTTATATGTGGGAACTCCTTATCAATTAATGTGGGCGGATTATAATCAGGAAAAAGGAGTATGGCTTTTAAAAGATGATTTAAGTATAGAATTGATTGAAAATAAGATTTCTCCTAAATTTGTAAAGATTTTCTGTTATGAAAATTATTTTGAAATAGAAAATGAAAGATTTGAAAGAATAGATGAAATTAAAGAAGTTATAGAAAATAACTTTTTCAAATTCATTATTTTGGAAAAGAGAAAAGACTTAGATGAAATATATGAGTTCCTTTCAGAAAATGCACAGTTTAAGTATGAGATAATAACTGAAAGTGAAGTGAAAGCATATCAAATATTGAATGGAGAAATAGATGTAAAAGTAAAAAGTATAAACGAAATAATAGAGGAATCGCTTGAAGCAATGCAGATTGAAAGTGATAGAAAAGAGTTTATAGTAAGAGAATTTAATGAAATAATAACAAATGTTGAAAAGGGATCAATGAATGAAGTTTAAAAGAGTTAAATGGAAGAATTTTTTATCATATCCGAATTCTTGGACAGAATATGAGTTCAAAAACGGATTAACTTTGATTCAGGGACCTATTGGTGCTGGTAAATCCACAATTATAGATGTTCTTAACTTTGCTCTTTTTGGAACACCTTACAGAAAAATAACTATTCCAAGGTTAGTGAATTCAAAGAATAAGAAAAATTTGCTTGTTGAATTGGAAATTGAGAAGAATGGAAAAGAGATCTTAATTAAAAGAGGTATTTCGCCAAATGTTTTTGAAATTTATGTAAATGGAAATTTAATTCCTCTTGAATCAAAGAAAAAGAAATATCAGGAAGTGCTTGAAGAGGTTCTTGGAATTAATGAGAAATTGTTTAATCAGGTTCTGGTGAAATCTTTGGCTAAGGGTTCTTCATTTTTCACATTACCAAAGGGAGAGAAAAGAAAAATAATAGAATCTTTGTTTAACATAGAAATATTTGGATTGGCAAATGAAGTTTTGAAAGAAAGAAAAAAGGAACTGGAAAAGGAATTAAACGATTTAAAACAGGAATTGTTTTTAGTAACAAGTTTGTTGAAGAGTGAAAGAGAAAAGATTTCAAAAATAGAGGAAATTTACAATCAGGAGATCTTTGAAGTTTACAACAGGAAAATTGATGAAATAGAAAGTGAAATAGAAAAAGAGAAGCAGAAATATGAAGAATTTTATGAGAAAAAGAAAAAGTATTTGAAATTCAAAGAGAAATTTGATAAGGTAAAAAATAAGCTGAGCAAAATAGAAAGGGAAATAGGAAAATACAAAGGTTCTGTTGAAACAATTGGAGTAATAAAGGAAATAATGGAAGAAATTTGTAATGAATGTGAAAAGAAGTGTGTGGTTATTTCAAAACTATATGATAAATGGAATTTGAATGAATTTGATAAGATGAAGAACAACAAAGAGAAATTTGAAGAGTGGCTAAAGGAAAAGGAAGGTATAGTAGATAAAATCTCAAGAATTGATGTGGAATTGAAAGCTATTAAAAAGAATATTCAAAAGTTGGAAAGAGAGAAAGATAAAATTCTTAGGGAAAGGGATAAGAAGTTAAAAATGAAGAATGAAGAGATAAATGATGAGAAAATAAAAGAGTATGAAGAAAGAATTAAAAACATTTCAAAGAAAATAAAAGAACTGAAATGGAAACTGGATAATTATGAAATAATGATTTTCATGTGTTCGGAAGATGGAATTAAAAAACAAATAATTAATCAGTATCTTCCTTTGTTAAATGCAATACTTACGAAATATTTTGAGGAATTTGAAGTTAACTTTTCAATTCAATTAGATTCAGATTTCAATGAAATTGTAAATACAAGGTTTAGAGAAAATTTTGTTTACTTTAACTTTTCTGAAGGTGAAAAAAGGATAATAGACTTGTCAATGCTATTTGCTTTTATTGAATTTGTTGAAAAGAAATCCAACCTGTCAGATTTAAATTTGTTAATACTTGATGAAATAACTACTGGATTGGATAGAGAAACAGATGAAATACTTTACAAGGTGTTAAGGAATATAGCAAAGAAAAAAGAAGTGATAATAATGTCTCATACAAATTGGGATATAACAAGATATGATAGAATTTTTGATGTGAAAGTTGAAAAAGGATTTTCACGTTTAAAGGAGGTTTAAAATGAAAGTATCAAAGTTGAAGAAAGGAATTATTGAAACAATGGAATTGTTTGGTTTAAGTAAAGAATCGGCTAAATTAATTGCAAATGCAATGATACAAATGAAGGATGATGATGAGGTATCTTCAAAAGAAGCAGTAAAATTTGCTTTTATAAGTGGTTGGAATTTTGCTACTACGGTTTTAGAGATTGCAGAAAAAATGAAACAAGGAAATCTGGAAATTAAAAATGGAAATGCACTTATAATAGAAGATGAAGAAGATAAAATGAATTAAGGGGAGAAAGATGAGTCATGAACCGATTTTTACAAGATTGGATAGAGAAGTTGTGGAACTTGCTAAAAAATGTGGAAGTTATCTGGATGCTATAAAAACTAAAATAGAAGAATTGGGATTAGATGTTTCAGAAGCAGATGAATTGTTCCATCCATTAATAATAAAGAAGTTAGAAGAGGAACTTTATGAGTTAAATCTTTTGAAAAAGGATAAAAATGATTCTGAGAGAAAGGCAAACTTGTTTATGTTTATACAGGACGATTCCACATAATTTAACAGCAATTCTACAGAAAGATTTTTATTATCCCATTGATAATGAAATTGTAATTTGTAAAGATCCATGTTGGTTTCCTGAAAGAGGAAATTTATATATCTGGGATGATGTAAAATATGAAGTGATACCGTATTTCAGGAAAAACGGAAAATTATATGCTTCTTGTGGAAGTAATAGAGTATTCAGAAAAGGAAGTAAAATTTATTACTTACCTTCAGTAAATTTACTTGAATTTTTGAAGTTAAACAAATTTTGTCAGATATTTTTCATCTTTTTTCAAACAATTCCCATGCCTGTTTGGGTTTTAGGAAAAATTAAAGAAAATTGTTGTATAACACTATTTTCAAAGGACTTAAGATTACTGAAGCCAGAATCAATTAAATATGAAGAAGAAAAGCTAATCATAAAATTTGAAATACCAAGAAGTGGATATGCTGTTTTTGCTAATACAGGACAAATAAGAGTGGAGAGATAAATCAAATGGAATGCAAATTTGATAGCAGATGCGGATTTTATCTATATGCTAATAATGCCAAATCAAAATTAGCAGAAGATTTATCATCAGATGATAATGTTTTGTATATAGATACAGTTGATTCACAATTGTTTCCGGATATAAAACCTGGAACAAAATATAATTTGTTGATAGTTAATCCAACAGATGAAACACAATATGAAATAGTAACAGCAGTTTCAAAAACAAGAAATGCTTTTACAATAGAAAGAGGGCAGGAAGGAACACTTCCTAAATCTTTTCCTGCTGGTTCAAGAGTTGAATTAAGATTAACTTCTGAAATTCTTGAAAGTTTGAAAGTTGAAAACATTTATGATGTTTCTTATCTTCATGTTCAAGCAAAACCTGAAAAAATATGGTCTATTCCTCATAAGTTAAATTATTATCCAAACGTTTTAATCTTTGATGATAAATTCAACAGAATACTTGATGGTTTTAACATTTCTTATCCAGATGAAAATACTGTTGAAATTTTCTTTAATGAAGAGAAATCAGGTTATGCTTTGTTACTTTGCGACCCATTAAAAGTTTATGAAGAAATAGTTAAAGCTGAAAACATAGCAGATGAAATACAGAAACATAGATTATCTATAAATGAAGTTTTTTCTGAGTTGATAGAAGAGTTAATATCAAGATTGGTTAATTGTCAGATAAGAGATGCTGCTACATTACAGGGTTATGAACCAAGTGATTTTCTTAAAGTGGAAAATGGAAGAGTTGGAATAGATAGACCTATTGTTTTAGGTGATGGAAAACATAGATTGGCTGCTGTTTGGACAAGAGTTTTAATTGCAGATAGAGTAATTGGTTCTGTTGAATGTGCAGATAAATTGTGTCATGATGTAACATTTGTTTTTAAAGGTGATACAGATGGAAATGTTTCAACGAATTTTGAAGATAGAGTAATAAATGTGAATTTAAAGGTTAAATCAGTTGATGGACATATTCCATCTGTTACACCAAAACCTGGTGCAATTCCAGTAGCAGGTAATAATGGAAAGATTTCTTTAGATTGGTTAGATTTGCCACCTAAAGGATTAATGTATTTTGCTTATGTTGATATTCCTGCTCAATCTTCTGGAAGTCCTGTAACATTTCATTTTGATTTTTCTGAATGGTATGAAGATTATTGCTCTAAGGTTAAGTATATAGAACCTAATGAATTTTTGGTTGTTCCTATTGCTACTTTTTCCATTTTCAGAGTTCCAAACCCACATCCCAAATATGAAAGTGGAACTCCTTCTCTTGGTGATTATTACTATGTTGATTACAATTGTTCTGCTCCTGAATATATTGGAGGAACCAAATATAAATTCAAAATGAAGTTGGGTGCAACAGGAACATCTTCATCTGGAAAAACACATAGTTATTCAACAAAGGGGTATTGTGGTTTTAGAATTTACTTCTATGGTGGACCTATTGGCGTGCTTTATAAGTATTATGGTGAATTGACAGAACATGATAATAGGATTGAGGTTTAAAGAATGATTGCATTTTTTGTTGACCCTGTATATTATATGATTGAAGGATTCATTCAAATAGGAAAAGTGAATAATTTAAGGAGTTTAACGGTAGAAGCACCTGTATCTTCAATAACAGGAAAACCTTGCAAAATAATAACAATGGAAGAAAAGGATGTTCCATTTAATTACACAGTTTTATATGAAGTAGAAAAATATCTTTTATATCCCACAAAAAGATTTTATAGGAGACCTTATTTTAAAATAAAGGTTTTTGAAAACAATGAAGAAGTAAATCCGATGTTTCTTGAAGTTGAAAAGGAATATACAGTTGAAGTATCTTTGGAAAATCCGGATGGAATTTATTGGGGTGATACAATTAAAACTGTAAAAATAAAGGATAGAACAGGATTTCTTAAAGAATTTAGAAAGTCAAAAGCGGTAGATTTGGATAGGAAAAAGAAGTTTAGGTTTAAGATTTCTTCTAAATTTCCAGGAGTTTTTAAATTAAGAGTAAAGGACTTGAATTTTCTTGCTTATGTGTCTATATTAGAAGGTAAGTTTGTTCCATAACAAAAAGGCGGAGAAATGAAGCAATGAAATTTGAAATTCCATTTAAGTTTTCAGAAAAATATCTTGAATTTGTAAATTCTAATGTAGAAAAAATATATTCTGTTTATTTTCCAGTCTTTTCTTTATTTCCTTTAACTGCAAGAATAGCATTTTACGAACAAAATGTGGATTTGTTAAAGAAAATTGATTTAAGAATCAAAAGGAAACTGCTTTTAAATGGAAAATTTATTCCTGAAAATTATTATTCTTCTTCTTTTCTAAAGAAGTTAAGAAGATTTATGAAGAAAAATGACATCTATTGTTGTGTAGTTGCGGATGGATATTTCGCAAAATTTTTAAATGATAATAAGATACCTATTCAATTATCTGTCAATTTTGGAATTTCTTCGCTAAAAGAGTTTAAACACTATGAAATTTATTTTAGAGGACTTGTAAAAGATGTTTGTTTTGATAGGAAAATGAATCTTACAATGGAAATAAATGATGAAATCCAGAAAGCATTAGAGGAAGGTATAACTCCGATACTTGTTGCAAATGAAGGGTGTTTATATAATTGTCTTTTTAAAGATAGTCATGATTTCATAATTTCTTTGTTTAATAGACAATTTGTTGACCATAGAGTTTTAGTTTCTTTTGATTTTAAAAAACTTTCTCAGAATCATTGTAATTATTCATGTATAAATGTATATTCTAAAAGACCATGGCTGATGATGACTTCACCTTTTATAAGACCTGAAGATTTGAAAAGTTATCCTGAAGGAGTAGTATTTAAAATAGCAAAAAGAGAATCAAATGAAGATGAACTTATTGAAATTATTAAGTCTTATTTTAATGGAGAATATACTGGAAACTTAATAACTTTAATGGATACAACTTCTTTTCTAAATGAAAGGTATTGGGTTTTTAATGAGATAATCACTAAGAAATTTCCTGATTTTCACTTAGTAAGAAGAAAGTGCAATAAGTATTGTTTAAAATGCCCATACTGTAGAGAAGTATTTAGAAGGGCAAGCCAAAAACTAAAAGGAGGTTATAAAAGATGAAAAAATGGAGAAATGTTGAAAAATTTTTACTTACTGTTTCCTTGAAAGGTTCTGAAGTAGGTGAATTTCAGAAAGTTTATGGAATAATGAAATTAGTTGCTGAAAATCCAAATCATGCAACAGAATTGATTTCAAATGATATTGATACTCTTGAAATGATTTATGAAAAATTTATGGAATTTTTCAGAAGAGCAGAAGTAGGTGTTTCTGAAATAGGAGACTACATTACTTGTGAGAAATATCTTGAAGAATTGGTTGAATCTGTAAAAGATATGATAATAGAAAAAACGAGAGAAAAGGAGGTGAAAGATGAAGTGCATAACATGTCAGAATCCAGTAGTAAAGGAGAGGGAGGAGAATAGACTCTTTGTTAAATGTGATAAATGTGGAAAAGTAGCTTTAGTGGAATTGAATTCCTGGGAATTAAAGAATCTCAATAAAATTGAATATGTTGATTTAGATTTTGCAAAGTTAGTTTATAAAAAACCTAAAAGTTTGGGGAGATAGATGAAGTGTTTAAGATGTGATGAGAAACTTTTATACAGTAAGGTGGTAAATCCATTGTATGGAGTTGATGATTATCTGTATGAGTTGAAATGTCCAAAATGTAAAAATATTTGTTATCTTCCTGTTACAGATGCTTATGAAAATTACCTTGAAAATGAAACAGTCTATCTTGACATGGATTCTGGAATAATATATTTTGAAACCTGATGGAAGCGAAAATAAGGAATATAGTCAAAAGAAATAAACATTTATTTTTGAATGAAGAACTTTATAAACTTTGCTGTAATTCAGGAGTTAATGAAGAAAAATTTAAGGAAATCTCAGAAAGTTTTGATGAAATCCTTTTGAAAAACCCTCTCATTTATGCATATTGTTTTGGATTCTCTTTAAATCCTGAAAAAGAAAATGATAAAACAGAAGATGTAAACTGGAATTCTACATTATCTTTAGAAGATTTTAAACAGTTTATTGAAGAGTATTTTTCTGAAGATGACTTTTTTGGAATAATAAATTACTTGACACCAGAAGAGGAAAGAATCAGATTTCTCAAAGAAGGTCAAATTTACTTAGAGGAAGCTATTACATTGATGGTAAAATTAGGTTTTTTAGATGGACATTATGAAATTTAAAAAAAAAAGGAGGAATAAAAGATGTTGTCTAATGAAATGTTAACCACAGTTTACAAAAGTGTTGTTAGAGGTCAAAATGTAATCTTTGACAAACATAAATTTGAAGACAGATTCTTGAGAAGGTTGTTTGAAACGATAAACAAAGCAGAAGTGGAAAAATGTTTTGAAAAATTTGGAATTGATGAGGAATCTGTTAAGAATGTTTTTATAGCTTCATTTGTTATTGGTTATCTTGTAGGATTTCCTCAAGCGGATAATAAAACAGCAGAGATAAGGAATGAAGAAATAGAAATCTTTTCAAATGATGAATATACACTTGAAGAAATTAAACAGATAGTGGATAATTTCTTTGTTTTTGATAAAGATGAAGAAAAATCAGTATTTGATGAAATGTTTGTTTATGTTTTGCCAAAGGATAAAAGTAAATTTACTTTTGATGAAGTTGTAGCTTTGTTTTTTAAGTTTGGATTGTTGACGAGAATATTGTCTGAAAAAATGGTAAAATTGGAGGTGAATGAAGAATGAGTTTAATGAAAGTTTTAGAGAAATTAGATGTAAATGTGATAACGAAAGAAAATGAAGCGAAATTTAAAACAAAAGAGTGGATAGATACAGGAAATTATGTTTTAAATGCTATTATATCAGGAGACCCATTTAAAGGAATTCCAAATAACAGGATAATTCAATTCGCTGGAATAGCATCAACAGGAAAATCCTTTCTTGTTCAGGAAATAGCAATAAATGCACAAAAACAGGGATATACTGTAATATATTTTGATTCTGAAGGTGCTTATGATTTTGAATCTCTTGTAAAAAGAGGATTTGATGAAGAAAAATTAATTTATATTCCTGTTGGAACTGTTGAAGAGTTAAGAAAAGTAATGGTGAATATTGTAAAAGAGGTTTCTGAAGATGAAAAGGTTTTGTTATTGGTAGATTCTCTTGGTAATCTTGCAACAGAAAAAGAAGTTGAAGATGCTTTATCTGGAAAAGAAAAAGAAGATATGACCAGAGCAAGGAGATTGAAATCTTTATTCAGGTTAGTAGCTACTGATGCAGCTATAAAAGGAATTCCCATCTTACTTGTAAATCATGTTTATACATCAATTAATTCTTTTATACCACAGAACATAACTTCTGGTGGTTCAGGGCAATTGTATAATTCATCTGTAATTCTTGAATTGACAAAAGCTAAAGATAAAGAGTCATCAGGTAAACAAATAGGAGTTATAATAACTGCTAAAATTCTTAAATCCAGATTTGTAAAAGAAGGTGTAAAAGCAAAATTAACAATCAATTTTAAAAAAGGATTGAACAGGTATTCAGGAATTTTGGATGTAGCATTAGAAGCAGGGTTGATACAAAAGAGTGGAAGGAGTATAATATCACCTAATGGTGAAAAGGTATCTAAGCAAAAACTAACGAAAGAATTCTTTGAGCAATTCTTAAAGGATTATCTGTATGAGTATTTTGAAAATGAATGGAAATTGAAGGTTGAAAGAGATGAAAATCTTGTTACTGAAGAGGTAGAGGATGGAGAAGCAGAAGAAGTGCAGTAAATGTAATAGTGAAATGCTGAGAATGATAATTTCAACGAAAGATCCTGAGATAAAAGAAGTATGGGAATGTCCAAACTGTGGGTTAAGAGAAGCTATAATTGAAGATAAAAAGAAAAAATTGTTGAAAGGATAAAAAAAAAAGGGAGGGAAGAAATGAGAGAAATGATTGAACTATCAATTTTTGTTTTGGTTTTGTTTGCAATTATTCCTATACTTGCAAAATATGCAATGCCTGTCTTTTCCTCAATTTTGAAGTATATCAAAAAAGGAAAACTCGGATTGATATGGACTTCCATGGCACTTGGTTTCTTGCCTGTTCATGAAAGAATTTATGCTACTTCCGGAGTATTGAAATCCATGATTGATGGACACATATTTGAATTTGAAACTGAGGAAGAAAAAAGAAATGCAGGAATTCTTATGTATATCTGGACTCATCATTTTTATCTTTGGTCTTTAATGGAAAAAACAATCTTAATTCCTATGACTTATTTTGGTTTATCTTATTATCACATGTTGAAAATTAACATATTGCCTTTAATAGGATACTTAATAGTTGGTCTTATAGCTTCTGTGTTGCTAATACCAAACGAGGTTGAAATAAACGTAAAACCAGAAGAAATTCCTCTTGAAAAGAAGAAAAATGGATTTATTATGTATGGTTTGTTAGCACTTACACTAATTGCCATGATAAAATATGGGTTCCTTGCGTTTATAATAGGTGGTCTTTTGATTTTCCTTATGTTTATAGATGATTTTGATTATAGAGAAGTTAGATGGAAACACGCTTTAATGTTGCTCTTGATAGTCTGGATAGGTTTCTTTATAAGAACTCAAATAGATGTTCAGCAGGTAGCAAAATCCATTCAGACTTCATTGCCTGTTGCTTTGTTGCTTGCATTTTGTATAGCATTTATACTTGGTTCATCTTCAAGGTATTCACTTGTTGCCGTAATTCTTACAAGTGTATATGGTTTAAAAACTTTGCCTTTGTTCTTGACTTTTGAATTTCTTGGGTATTTAATATCTCCGTTCCATCAATGCACATTGGTTCCTCAGTTTTTGTTTGGGTGTGATAGGAAAAAGTTTTACATTACAGCATCAGCTTTGGGTATAGCATCTGTAATAGGAGGAATACTTACTTACCTTTTTGTAGTTTAACAAAAATCTGAATCGGAGGTGTAAAATGAAAGATTTAGTAATGGATTTTATAAGAGAAAATAAGAATGACTTCATTGAAGAAATAACAGAAAGATGGAAAGAAAATGACTTTTATCTTGATTGGGATTTAATTAGATTTGAATTTGAGAATTATGGAAGTTGTCAGGTCAGATATTTTAAAATAGAAGATTTTGAGGTGGATGATTTCATTTCCTGGATATGGATAGTTTTTCCGTGGTTGAAAGAAGATGAAATAAAAGAGACCCTTATTGAAATTGAGGAAGAGAATCCGGAATTAGGTTTCTTCTCTATTGTTTCAGAATTGATAGAAAGATTAAATGTTGAATTGATTAAAATATTGACAGAAGAATTGGGAACTTCTAAATTTTCCTTTAAAGGAAATACTATTATCTTTGAGAAAGAGGTTTAAATGGAGACAATAGAACCTACTATTGTATCTCTTCTTTTATTTTCAGACAAATTTTTTTCAAAAGTAATACCATTTCTTGATTCATCAATTTTCATTGATGAAAATCTGGCTACTTTTGTGAAATACTATGTCAAATATACAGGTAAAGAAAAGCGATTGAAGTTGGTGGATGTGATAGAGAAAATAAAGAACGATGAGAAAATTTCAAAAGCAGAAAAAGAAAGAATAAAAGAAGCAATAAAGATTATAAAGGAGAAGGTAAAGGAATTAAAAGAGTATAAAGACCTTGGACAAGAAATTAATATAGATGAATTTGTAAAAGAAACTGAAAAATATTTTAAAACCCGAAAACTTGAAAATGCTATAATTGAGTCTGCTCAAAGATTAGAAGAGGGAAAAGGAATAAACTTAAAAAAGATAGAAGAAGCAATTGGATTTTCCTTTGATTCTTCCCTTGGATTGATATATTCTGATGTGGAAAGTAAATTGAAATACTACAATGAAAAAGAAACATTCTTTCCTACAAATGTTAAAACTCTTGATGAAATGCTTGGTGGTGGATTTGTTAAGCACGCATTGTATGTCTTCACAGGAAAAACAAATATAGGTAAATCACTTCTCCTTTGTTCAATAGCTGTTGATTTAGTGAAACAGGGATACAATGTTTTATACATTTCAGGTGAATTATCAGAAAGAATGGTTTTAATGAGAATAGATGCAAATGTTTATGATGTTTCAATTAAGCAATTAATGAACATGGATTTGGAAAGTTTGAGGGAATTGTTTGAGCAAAAGAAATTAAAAGGAGAATTAATTATAAAGGATTTTCCAACTTCTTCAACAAATACTGCTCAAATAAGAAGTTATCTTGACGATTTGAAAATGAAAATGAATTTTCAGCCAGATTTTATCATTGTAGATTACATTACGATATTTCTTTCTTCAAGACTTCCAATGTCTGCTATGAGAGATTCATATTCATATTTCAAAGCAGTAGCTGAGGAGTTTAGAGGTTTGGCAGGAGAATATGATTGTTGTGTAATAACAGCAACGCAGTTGAATAGAGAAGGAGCAAAGAAGAAAAAAATAGGTTCTCTTGATACAACATATATATCAGAATCATTTGGAGTTGCTTTTACTGCTGATTTTCAGGCTATTCTTTTCCAAACGGATGCATTAAGGGAACAAAATATTATGCTAATGAAAGTGGTAAAATCAAGATTTGACTCAAATGTTGGAATGACATATAATTTTCATGTGGATTATGAAAAGATGAGGATAAAAGATGTAGATGAAAATCTTTCTGATGAGGCAATAAATGAAATTGAAAGAGCAAAATATGAGATAGAATTTTCTGACGAAAAACCGTCTTTGGGTAATATAGATGATTTGGAGTTTGAGGAGGTTTAGATGATACAATGTTGGACAGCTGATTTTGTAAGATTATATGAGAAAAATCAGATAGAAAATATAACTGAAGAAACAGGAATAATATTTGTGGGAGCAAGTGATATAAAGGATAAGGAAAATGAAATTGAGGAAATATTATGTAAAGAAATGAGAGAATACAAAAGAGACATTGTTCTTCCGTTTTATGGATTTAGAGAAGTTTCACAATTTAGAAAGATAGAACCTGTTGTAAATGTTTTAAAGTATATAGAATCTGGGAAGAGTCTGGTTAAAGATGTAAAAGTAAAAGTGAGTGAAAGAACAGCAATGTTGTTGAAGGATGTTGTTATTTTGATGCAATCTTTGGACTTGTTAAAAGAAAGAGGAAAATTTTTAGATTTCCTTGAAAAATTAAAAGAAGAGAATATAATTAAAGATTACGGAATAAATGAAAGGGATAGTGTTTTGTCTATCCATTCTGAAAAACATGTTATGAGGATTTTCTTTCATTCTCAAGAATTAATTGAAAGGAGTTTGCTTTCTTTGATAAATTTGACTTCAAAGAAATTTTATGAAGCTATGATAAGAGAAATAGAAGAATTCAAAACAAAAAAGGAGGAGAATGAAGAATGAAATTAACATCAAATCATCACAATTATTTTCTTTTTACGAAAATCAGAAACGTAAAAACACCTTCAAGAGCACATTTTGATGATGCAGGAATTGATTTGTTTCTCCCTGAAATAGATGAACAGTTTATAGAAGATTTCAAAAAATTAAATCCCTATAATTACAGAATAGAAAAAGATGAAATAATTATTTTTCCGCATTCTTCTGTGAAAATACCATCTGGTTTAAAAGTTGTTGTTCCAAAAGGTTATGCTTTACTTGTTTGTAATCGCTCAGGTTTAGCATCAAGAACCGGATTGATATTTGGTGCTCATGTAATAGATTCCTCATATAGAGGTGAAGTAATCATAAATCTTATAAACACATCGTATGAAATGAGAAAACTTAAAGGAGGTGATAAAATTGTTCAGTTGCTTTTGGTTCCAGTAGCTTTAATTGACTTTGTTGAAATTGATAATGAAGAGTATGAAAGAGTTTTTACAAATGCTGAGAGAGGTGAAAAAGGATTTGGTTCAACAGGTTGACAAGAAAAATAAAAGGGTTTTTTTAAAAACAAATAAAAAACTTTAAAGGAGGTTTTGAAATGCTTAATTTGAACCTTAACATTGGAGAAGTAATTAAGAAAATGAAACCCACAAACTTTGAAAGAGATGAAAGGTATTGGGTTCCACAAGTAAAGAAAGGAGAAAGATATGAAGCAGTAATAAGATTCCTTCCTGATAAGACTTTGAAAAATGTAGTTGAGAAATTTTATGAACACATTTTCCAGGTTCCTCCAAGAATGTTTTATTGTGTTTGTCCGACAACTTTTGGTGAATATTGTCCTCTTTGTGAACATGTAGCTGATTTGTTTGAAAAAGGAAAAACAAATGAGAATATAAGGAAAGTAGCTTCTGAAAGAAAAAGAATTCTAAGATTTGTATCAAATATCTATGTTGTAAATGATTCTACAAATCCGGAAAATAATGGAAAAGTATTTCTTTTCAAATATGGGAAAAAGATAAATCAGATGCTTCAGGAAATGGCAGAAGGATTTGAAGAAGCAGAAAAGAAAGGAAAAGATTTCATTGAAGAGGAGGTTTGTTTCCCATGGTATCCGGATGAAAGAGGTGGTTTCTTCAAATTAATAATAGATACTTCTGGTGGATTCTATGATTATTCAGCATCAAGATTTTTCAAGATAGGAAGACCTCTCTTTGATGATGAAGAGAAGATTATGGAGATTTTGAAACAGACTTATTCTCTTGATGAAATAATGGAAGAAATGAGAAATGAAGCAAGAAAGATTGAAGCAAAAATGAAAGAATTTAATCTTCTTAAGCTGGATATAGAACTCGGAAAGGATGAGAAAGAGTTGGAAGTGAAGGAAGAAAAGAAAATAAAGAAAATTGATGTTTCTGATGTTGAGATAGATGATGATTTAGATCTTGATGAACTTGATGAAGTGGATGATTTGGATGAACTTTTAGATGATGAATAAAAAGAGGGGGGAAATTCCCCCCTTCATTCCTTTTTTGAGGGGGAAAGGTTATGTTGGATGAGAAAATTATGAAGTATATTCTGGAAGTAGAAGGAGGATTTGTAAATCATCCAGCTGATAAGGGTGGACCTACAAAATATGGAATAACACAGAAAACATTACAGGATGCTTTTAAGAGAAAAATCGTAAATCATACAAATGTTAAAGAATTGTCAGAAGATGAGGCTAATTTGATTTACTATAAAATGTATTATATTCCATCTGAAGCTGAATGGATTGAAAAACATTTTGGAAAGAAATTAGCTTTGATACATCTGGATGCAGCTATTAATCATGGGGTAAGGAATGCAGAAAAGTTTTTCCAGAAAGTAGTAAATCATATTGCTGAAAAGAATATTTTGAAGGTAGATGGATTTATAGGACCTGTTACAAAAAGAGTTTCTTTAGAAGTATTAGATTCAGTTTCTAAAATAAACTATGCTTGTTATGTGTATCTCTGGAAAAGATTGGAGTTTTATAGAGATATTGTTATGAGAAATTATAAACAAAGAGTGTTTTTTGTAGGTTGGGTAAACAGGTTAATAAAATTAGAAGACTATATAAGGAGAATGTAAAATGAGTATAATTCCTTTCTGGGAAGAAGAGGATGAATTTAAAGATGAATTTATTGAAGAAGAAGATGAAATATTCAACTGCATAGAAGATAGATGGGAATATATATTTGTTTATGATACGCCTTCTTATATGGGAATGGTTCTTGATGATGAAGTAGAAATGGGATGGGTTTATGGATTTAACCATGATTTTACAGGGGTGGTAATTAGCAATAAGGTAAAAAATTATACAAGAATAGCTTTAATGCCATTAGAATTTGTTTACCAAACTTTCATAATACCATTTTTGATGGCTGGTTCATATAGATGGAGAAAAAGTGGAAAGTTTAGAAATAATCCTATAGTTAAGATATTTTCAAAGTTGTTTTATTATCAATATTTCAACCTTCTAAATTTGAGAATATGGAGTTTCATAAATTACTTATATGAATTTGAATTGAATCGCTATGTTCCGATAGAAAGAATAGGTTCTCAACCTGAATTTTATTTGTTTACGAAGAAGAAATTAGAAGCTGGAAAAATGATTCCTTATTATATAGCTTTTGATAAAGCTAATGATTCGGAGTCAATATATTTCAAGATAATGGATGGATTAACATTTATGGAAGTGCAGTTGAGCATTTATTCTCATATTTTTGAAGTGGTATTAGATGGATTTGAGAAAATGAAAATGGATTTTGAAGCAGAATTAGAATCAATGGGAATTGACTTAAAAGGAGGAGAAGAATGAGTTTACTAAAAGAAAAATTGGAACAAATACAAAAGAATGAGTATATCTATCCGGTTGAGTTGCCATCTGGAAGGAAAGTATCTTTAAGGAAATTGAAAGTTAAGGATTTGAAAGAAGCACTTTCCTTGCAAGGAAAAGTTCAACCTTATTATATTGCAATTCAGATACTTGAAAAATGTGTAGATAAAAGTGATATTGTTCCAAGATTGCCTAAGATAGATGTTTTAAAACTTTTAACTGAATTGAAAAAGATTTCCTATGGTGAAACAATAGAATTGGTTTATCAATGTCCTAAATGTAATAGAGAAGGAACAATAGAAGTTAATCTTAGTGAAGATGTAAAGTTTAAACCGTTTGATACCAGACCGATAGAAATTAATCCGAAGATAAAGATAGAATGTTATCCTTTGCCTTTTGAAACGGAAATACAGCTTGAAGAAAGGTATTCGGACGATATTGTAGAATTTAATTTTAATTATTTGATTAAGAGCATTGTGAAAATAGAGATAGATGGTGAGGAAATAGAAGATTTTACTGAGGAAGAAGTTAGAGAATTTCTTGAAAATCTTAATGCTGAAGATTTTGAAAGATTGATAGAGGAATTTACTGAAAGAATAGGATATTTTACATTAGAAAAACAAGTGAAATGTGAATATTGTGGTCATGAATTTAAAGCTGAAGTGGCAAGGTTTGAAGATTTTTTACCTATGTGATAATTGGCATAAGAATAGATGATTTTTATTTGGTAAATAGATTTTTAATGAAATATGGAAATTTTTCATTAGTTGAAATTGAGAATATGTATCCTTATGAATATGAAATATACATGTATCTTGTAATGAAGGAAATCAAGGAGGAAATAGAAGCGAGAAAACAGGCAAGGCAGGGATAATGGATAAGAATAAGAGAGAAATACTTGAGAATGCCAGGTTTAAAAGAGATGAGAATGTTAATGTTAGGACTAAAGTTGATATAAGGAATATTTCTAAGGAAATACTTTCAATATTAGAAGTTGAAAGAAAGTTGACAATTGATGAAATAGTAGAAATAGAGAAAAAATTTGCTGATTTAATCTCTTTACTTGGTGAATTTTCAAAAACTTCTCAAAATTTATCTGAGGAAGACCACAGAATTTTATATGATTTACTAAAAGAAATTTCTAATCTTAAGAAAGATTTTGAAGGTTTGGAAAAACCTTTAGATGAAATTTCAAAAGAAATAAAGAGAGCGGATTTACCTGAAAACATTAAAAAGATTTATGAAAAACTTGATGAAGATATTAAGAAATTCAAATCTTATGTTCAACCTGAAGAAAGGGGAACATTTAAGGGAATTTTCAAAGCATTTACAAGGAAATATTCAGAACAAAGGGAAGCAGGAGAAGGAAGGGTTTCTGCATTTTTAAAAGGAGCTAAGGTTTCTATAAAAGAAGGTGTTTTTGGTTTAAAAGAACATGAGAAAATACTTTCCAAGGAAGGATTAAAGAAAGCAGCATTAGGTGGAAGTGGTGTTTTCTTAAAATCTTTTGGAATGATAACAGGTGATTTACCATTAATTTTTGGAGGTGAATATCTTCATAAGAAAGCATTTGAAAGAAAACCTTTAAAAGAATCTGTAAAGTCTGATGTTAAAGAAGCTGTTAGTAGAATAACAGAAAAAATTGATGTAATAGGTGAAAAAGTAGGAATAAAACCTTCTGAGTTTGTGAAAAAAGAACCTGTAAAACTTGAAAGTAAAGAAAGTGAAGTCAAAGAGATAGCTGGTGAATTGAAAGTAGGTTCTGAGGAAGTTGTTCAAAAATTAGATTCAATAGAGAAAAAACTTGATGAGCAAAATAAAATCCTAAAAGATACATTATCTTTTGAAAAAGAAGTTCAGCAAGATAAAGAATTAGCTTTTAAGAAAGAACTTAAGGCAAAAGAAGGAAAAGAAATTAAAAAAGAAGAACTGGAAAAAGGAATTTTGAAAACTCCAGAATCATCAGGAACAAGTTTATTTGATGAATTTGATTTCCTTAAAAAAGGATGGAATTGGTTTAAAAATACCCGTTTAGGACAAAGATTAACACAATCAAGAGTTTTCCAGAAATTAGTTTCAATGAAAGATAGTTTAATGGGTAAATTATTTCAGGGTAAAGAAAAACTATTTGAATTTGGTGGAAAATTTCTGGAAAGAGGAAAAGGTCTTTTTGGAAATCTTTTATCAAAAGGAACAGGATTTTTAAGAGAAGGCAGATTAGGTTCTGTTATAGGAAGAGGATTATCTTTTGTAAAAGGTGGTAGAATTGCTGGTTTACTTTCAAAAGGTGGTTCTTTATTTTCAAAAATTCCTGGAATTGGTTCAAAATTGTTATCTTTTGGTGGAAGAGCAGGTTCACTTTTAGCTGGTGCTGAAGGAGCAGCTACAACAGGAACATTATTAGGTTCTGGTGCTTTGGCAAGTGCAGGTTCGGTTGCTTTAGGTGCTTTATCAAAAATAGCATTGCCATTAATGATAGCTAAAGGTGCTTTTGATGCATTTAAAGGATGGAAACATGCAGCTGAAATTACAGGAAAGAAAGAAGGAGAATTAAAATGGTATCATAAAGCAGGTGCAGCTGCATCATCTGTCCTTTCAGGATTAACTTTAGGATTGATAGGTCCAAAATCAATTTATAAATTTGGTGAGAAAACAGTAGGTGTTCTCAAAAAAGCATGGGAATATTCACCTATGGGTTTAATGTTTAAAGGAGGAAAAAAACTTTTTGGATGGTTATTTGGAAAGAAAAAAGAAGAAAAAGCAGAAAAAGCAGAATTAAAAAGTAAAAAACCTGAAATGACAAAGATAGGAGAAAAGAAGGAAGAAGTTAAACTTGAAAAGAGTGAAGTGGAAGTTAAAAAACCTGAAATAATGAAAAAAGAAAAGAAGAGAGAAAAAGCTAAATTAGAAAAGGGTGAGGCAGAAATTAAGAAACCTGAAGAAAAGGAAGAATCAGTTATATCAAAAGTGTTTAAAAAGTCTTTGATGTTGACACCTATTGGATTAACAATTGCAGGTTTAAAGAAAATAACAGATAAAACAGATGTTGGTGAAAAGTTAAAGGCAACATTTGAGAAAACCAAAGAATATCTGAAAGAGGGTATAAAAACTTCTCCGATTTTGGCTGGTTTTAAAGTTTTGAAAGAAAAAGTCTTTAGTTCTGATGCCATTTTAAAAGCAAAAGATGTAATTAAGGAAAAAATGGTTTCTTTAGGTTCTAAATTATCTTTCCCATTTAGAAAAATTGGAACATTTGTTAAAGAGCATGATACGTTAAAAACTGTTTTAAAAACAGCATTACCTTTAGGTGCTTTTGCTTCATTAGCAGCAAAAATAGGATTAAAACCAAAAACAGAAGAAATAAAGAAAACTGAAGCAGAATTAAAAACAACTTTAAAAACAGAAGCAGAACCTATGAAAACAGAAGAAATAAAACAAAAAGTTATGGAGAAATTCCCATTTTCTCCTACTGCTGTTACAATAAAAGAAAAAGCACAGTTAGAAGAAGCAAAAGGTAAGAAAAAGGAAGAACAACAATTCTTCCCTGCTTATTATACAACAGATAGAGAAAAATATCATCCAGAAGTAATAGTTGGTGATACAAGTTTCTTATCAATTTTAGGAAAAATGATAGCAATTTCGGTGTGAGGCAAAAATGGCTAATTTTCCTTTGGATGTAACAAGAGGACCTTACATAAATTTTAAAGCATTTGAAGTGAGTTATCTTGGGCATAATCTAACTTCTGCTTATAAACTTAAAAAAGGCAGTTTATTATGGGAATGTAATTTATATGCACCTGGTGGATTTAATGATACTGTGAGAACAAGGTGGGATTCTGAGAATGTTTCATTGTTAGGAAAAGTTTCTTCAGGACTTGGAAGTAGATTACCAAATTTAAAGAGAATGATAGAAACTTCAATGGGACATGTTGTTGCTCCGAATGAAATTTTACTATTTCATTCATCTGAACCGATTTCAATAAGTTTGTCTTTTAAATTGTTACCAAAAAATTCAGCAGAAGCACAACAGGTAAATGAAATTGTTGCAAAATTTAAGTCATTTAATACACCAAAATTAAAAGGTGGAATGTTTAAAATTCCTCCATTATGGACAATAACAGTAGTAACACAAACAGGAGATATTTCATCAAGAAATCTTGTAAGATATGATTATATGGCACTTAATACTGTTTCGGTAACATATTCAGAAGGAAGTGATAGTTTGTTATATTTTGAAAATGGGTTGCCGGTTGGAATAAACCTATCACTTGAATTTACATGTGTATTTCCTGCTTTTAGAAGAGATTCTGAATCAGCACAAGGAACACCTGAGAGGTAAAAAATGGTTGAACAGGTGGAATATAAACATCCATTTCATTATTTTGACCAATTTCTTGATGTAGAAGTGGATTTAAAACCATACCAGAATTATATGTTGAAATTTGATAAAAAATTTCAATTTTCAAACTGGCAACCTCTTAAAACTAAGTTAAAGAATTTGTTCTATCAGCATCAAATTATAAACAATTATGCAAGAAACAAAACCTTCTTTATAAGGTATCAGGTAAAAGATTATGAAACAATGGAATATGTAGCTTATAAATTTTATGAAGATGTAGAATTTTGGTGGGTTATAGCTGTATTCAATAACATAAAAAATCCTTTCAATGATTGGATTTTAACGAATGAACAGTTACAAATGATTGCTTTATGGTTAACTGAGAAGGAAGGAAAATATCCTTATGAGGTTTATTATAAATTGCTCTTTGAAAGGAATGAGGAAAAGAGAAATATAATTATTTTGAGACCTGAAGAATTGAATAATCTTGTATGGGAATTTATTCAAAAAATTAGAGAAACACAAGTTCAAAATTCTATATTTGAGGATTAGGAATGGATTTAACAAAGCAATTTACAAAAGGTATTCTTGAAAAAGTTGTCTTTAAATTAAAATGTGGTGCAACAATAGATTTAGATCCTTCTTTTGTATCAAAATTAGTTATCTATGAATCTATGAGTCAACCTGGGGTAACAGGATTAATTGAAATAACGGATTATCAACAATTAGTTTCTTATGATGGAAGTGGATGTGGTGGAATTGCAGTTGGAGATGAAGTTCAAATTGCTTATAGAAGTGGAGATGAAACAGGACAGGACCCAAGAATAGCTAAGAATTTTTTGATATATCATGTTCAGGATTATGGACTTGATGAAAGATATGAATTTAACAAAGTTACTATTAGATTTTGTTCAAAATGGTTAATTCCTGCTTTATGTGGTGGCTGTCCTCCAAAATATTGGAAGAATAAAAGAGCATCTGATGCCATAATAGATGTTTTATCTTCTTGTGGTTGTCCTTTTGGAAAGACAGATAAAACAAAAATTAAACATGAAATAATAGTGGCACCTACCTGTTGGAGTCCTTTAGCTTTTGCTTGGTATTATTTGTCCAGGGAAGAATCTGAAAGTTTTCATGCAAAGAATTGGGTTCTTTATGAATCACTTCATGTTGGCGTTATAATGTGCACAAAGAAAGAAATAATTCAAAGAAATGCTGAAATTTTTGGTGTTTTAAGTGATGATTTTATAGAATTGAATTTCAAGAATACTTTTTGGAAGGGAAATGCAGTTTTAATGGAATATAAATCCTTGCTTGATGCAACAACACTATTCCATGGTCTTTTCAATTCTTATGCACAGGGTTTATGGTATGATACAGATGAATTATGGGAAGTGGGAATAAAAGCAGTTTCAGAATGTGATGATAGGCATGTTACAGAAGCATTTCCTATGAATTCTGGTTTAGGTATGAGTATTCCCAAATCAATTAAACAAGTTGGTGCATATCCTCAAAAAACTAAAAAATTAACTTTTGAAGAATTTCATAAGCCATTAATATCTTATGTAGAACATACAGCAGGGAAAACATATTCCGATGTTGTGAAGTTAGTTGTTCAAGTTCCTCTTTCTACAAAAAGAAAATGTGGACAATTCATTCATGTAAATGTTTTAAGACCTAATAAGAAAAAACCAACTTATGATATGCGTTTGACTGGATGTTATTATATGCATACTATAATGACAGTTTTTGAAGCACAGAAGGCATATCAGTTTATAGTTTTAACACAAGATGGATACCATAAAGCAAGACCTGATATGGTTACATGGAAAAATTGGTTCTGTCCTGTTTAGTGAGGTGTTAAAATGAGTTTGAAATGTAAAAAGTGTAATAAAGAAGTGACGTGTTTTAAACTTCTTTCAAAGAAAGATAGTAAAAAAGTATATTTTTGTCCAAATTGTAAAGAGTTTTTTTCAAAAACAGTTGATGATGACGAGGAAACTTTATATGTAGTTGATTTTGAAAATAAAATAATTGAAGAGGTAAAATAAAATGTATGGATATGAGCATTATCCATTTAATGAGAAAATACCTAAAAAGTTAAATGGGTTATATCTTGCTCAGGTTGTAGAGAATAGAGACCCTCTTGGTCTTGAAAGGATAAGGGTGAGAATTATAGGAATTCATGATATGAGTAATCAGGATAAAGAATATTCAGTATGGGCGAGAAGATGTGTGCCTTCAAAATATTTGAATAATGGTGATTTGCCAGAAATAGGAGATTGGGTATATGTAATGTTTTTAAATGGTGATTATCAGAATCCTGTATGGTTGGGATGGGCGAGAACAATAGCAAAGGAAGAGGAAGGATAAAATGCAAAAGAAAAAGATAGAATATAAAAAGGAAAGGAAGAAATATTTTAAAAGAAAACCAGATGAATCAACGATTTCAAGGTTTTTGCAGTTTAAATTACCTGAGAGGAAATCATTAAAATGTTCAGTTTGTAAAACAGAAGAAAAAAGGACAATAGCTTATCCGATTAATCAATCAAGATATAAAAACATAAAAATGTCAGCTTGTGGCGATTCTCATGAATGGGAAGAAAAAAGATGGGATGTTGAAAAAATTGAATATTGTAAATGCCAAGTAATGAAATCAGGAACAGGACATTATATTATATGGGATTCTACAAAAGACCATGTTGAATTCTGGATAATTCATCCTAAATTGTCTTATGTTTCCTGGAGAAATAAAGGTGAAAAGTATGAGAGAAATAGAGAAAAAGTTTATTCATTTAATGATAAATGTGTTTACATTTACATTGGAAAAGATAGAATAACTTTAATAAAAGGTGATGAAAAAATAGAAATAGATGGTGAAATGAAAATGGAAGTTCATGGAAATATTTGTGTGAAATCTCATAAATCTATAAATGTGGAAGCAGCAGATTCTATTACATTGAAAGCACCTGAAATCAAACTTGATGGTGAAACAACAATAACAAAGAACTTGCATGTAGAAAAGAATGTTTACGTAAAGAAGGATGTTTATGCAGAGGATTGTCATTGTGATTAAAGAGAGTTCCAAAATTTTCAAGTTGAGGAAAAAGAACCATGATATCATTTAAAACTTTTCTTTTAGAAGGCGGCAATGTAAAAGTAGGAGAAAAACAGGCAGATACAATTGAATTAACGAAGATTCAGAGGAAGAAGTTTGTAAAAGATTTAATTGATTTTCTATGGAATTTGAATTTAGAATTTGAGAAAAAATATGGTGTAAGGATATGGATTGAAAAATCTCTTCTTGAAAATGGAGATGTATTTTCAGGTTCATCGGAGCATTTTGTTAAAGTAGAAGAAATACCAGATGAGGAATTTGCAAAATATAAACCTCAAGTAGGAGATATAGATGTTCAGGTTCCAAAAACTTTAGAAGAGGAAATACAGGAATTTTTAAAACCAGGATTAAAAATAAAAGGATGGGAATATATAGGAAAAAGCGATACATCAATAGGACAGATTTCAACATTGTGGTATTCTGAAAAGTGGAAATTATACCCTCAAATAGATTTTGAATTTGTTGATTTTATAGAAGAAGGATTACCATCTCCCTGGGATAAATTTGCTCATTCTTCTGACTGGAATGATATCAAAAAAGGAATAAAAGGAGTATTTCACAAATGGTTGCTTGCTTGTGTTGATTATGCGTTTCCCAAACAGATTTGGTTAATGAAAGGAAAAAGAAATCCCAAGATAGTGAGAGTCATGATTCATGAACATGCTTTTTCTGTTTTTAAAGGTTTAAGGAAAAAATATGATTTTGCAAGAGATGAAAATGGAGAAATAATAAAATACAAAGGAGAACCTGTTTATGTAGAAATTCCATCTAAAAAAGCATCTTATACAAAAGATTTAGAAACAATTTTCAAACTTCTCTTTAGAAGAGAACCACAACCCGGTGATATTCAGAAGATGAAATCTTTCACAGGTCTAATAGATTTGATAAGAAGGTATATAAAAGACTATGAACAGATAAAAATGATTGTAAATGCTTTTGTTGATTATTGTTTTTCACCAAAATCTCAAGTTTTGTATAGAAATGATTTGTTGAAAGATATAAAAGTTAAAGCAACTGCTCTTAATATCTTATCAGAAGAATTGGGTGTTCCATTGGATATAGAAAAAATAATAGCAGATTATAAAAGAGCAAAAGAGCAAAAATTGAGGTAAAAATGCTAAGCAGAATTTTAAAACATCGTAAGAGAATTTTAGGAAATCAATTTCAGTCAAAAATAATTGATTTATTTCCATCTTTTAAAATCTTTTTAGCAGAAGGAGATATATACATAGATTTTTATGCTGGGAATGATAATAATTCGGGAAGGACAAAAGACAAACCTATAAAGACACATCATAGGTTATTAGAAATAATGAATGAGATGAAAAACAATGGTGCTACAAGGATTGTTGTTTCAGTTATTCCAAGATGGTATCAAGTGGATTTTGGTGTTGATTATAGGGACCATACAGGTTGGTTGCCTGTATTAGATATACAAGAAACAGTTTATGAATTTAATGGAGCAATAATTGATGGAACTGGATATAAATTTGGTGCAAGAGTAATTTATATGCAAAATAGGAATAGTTCAATTATAAGAAAATGTTATGTAAAGAATTGTATGATAATTAATACAGTTGGTGGTGCTTTTGCAACCGGATTTAATACAGTAGCATTTCCTAATTATTATCAGGGAGATTATGATACTGCTCCTTGTGAATTACATTTGGAAAATATAAAGGCATTTAATCGTCATGTGGGGTATACTAATAGTTATGCTGATAAAATAATTGTGGAAAAGGAAGTAGAACATTATTATTCAGAAACTTCAGCTTTTATTTACTGTAATGAAATAGATTATGTGAATTTTAAATCTAAAACGATTGTTCCTGGGGTTATTTTCAGACGTAATTCAGGTGGTATATATGGTTCTGAAAATGTTGATACAAATGGAATTTGCACATTGGATGAATTTAAATCAAAGTATTCAAGTTGGTTTGAAAGTGCAGGAGAACCAGTTTATGTAAAAATATCATGAGGTGAAAAATGAGATTTTTGAACAGAATAAAGTTTGTAAAGGATAATAAAAAGAGATTTTTTAATTATCATTTGCATTTTACAAAAGCTGAATTGTTTAAAACCAACATTTTAAAATGGAGTGATGGTGATATATATGTAGATTTCATAGAAGGTTCTGATGCTAATGATGGTTTTTCTAAAAATAGACCGATAAAAACTCATTTGAAGTTATTTGATACAATAAAGAATCTTTTAACTCAAGGAGTGAGAAATATAACAGTTTCATTTAAACCAGGATGGTATAGAATAAAAGGTGATTCTGTAAATGGTGATTGCTGTTGGTTAGGAATACCATATGTGAATCAGAAATATAATATAACTTTTGAGTTTAATGATTCTATTTTAGAGTTTATAAGTGGTGTTCCTGTAAGATTGTTTGGTTGTCCTGATAAGGGAAGTAATGTTTCATATACTCTTGCTCCTGATGTTACAGTTCAAAATGCTATTTTTTCATATGCAACAGAAAGCACTATAAGGGGTGGAAGTTATTTTTCTGCTGGCTATAAAGTTGATTTATATCCTTCTACACATCATGGTTGGTATGATGACAATACACTTACTTATCATGTAAAAAATGTGAAATGTTTTGAACATGGTGATGCTTTTTATTTGAATTCATCACAAGATATTGTTGAGGTAGAAGACTTTGAAATATACTCTACAGGTGAATATGAAGGAAATTATTGGTATAAAGTGTTTTATGTTAATAGATGCAAGTATGTGAAAATTCTTAACACAATGTATTATTCTTGTCCTGACCTTTATAGAAATGCACAACCTATAAATGCTCATTTGGCTATAAAAGTTCCATATATGACTTATGAAGAATTTAGACAAAAATTTAAATCTTGGTATGATAAATTTAAAACATATAAATTGTTCAAAATGGCAACATCTTATGAGAATTAGGAGTAGAAAATGACTTCAACAGGAGATATAGCAAAAGCTGATTTTGTAATTTCAGATTTATTAACAAGAGACAATCAGTTATTGACACTTGCTGTAAGAAGTGCTAAAAATACAAAATATCTTCCAGATTTGTATCAGCATTTAAAGAAATACTATAAGGATTTAATTCAGGAAATGGAATATACGGTGGATGATTTTGTAGTTGAATTAATAGGATTTGTGAATTCTCATTTAGAGAGGTAAGAAAGATGGCAAAGATGACACAGTTAGAAAAAGAAGTTTATAAAATATTTTCTGGCAATACAGATATAATAAATCTTGCAAAAGAGATAAATTCAACAAAAGATACAGAAAAATTTGAAAGGTTGGTAAAAGAAATAAGCAATAATAAGAAAGTTAAACAAATGAAAATGAATCCTGAAGAAATTGCTTTGATAATACTTGATTTAGTTGATAGGAAGATTTTAAAAGAAAAGTTTTCTTATGTAGATTACTTTGTAAATGTTTTAGTAGAAGAACAGGATGAGGAGGGAGAAGAAGAAATGAATTTAGATGTTTTTCTTGATGATTTAAACTATCTTTTGGAAAATGCAGATACGGATTTGGAAATTGCATTAATTGAATTTATAAGAGAACTCGCTTATGATGAAGTTATTAGTGATGAATGGATAGAAAGATTTTATGAAATTTTGGAAGAAGTAGCTGCTGAATTGGTTGATAATCTTGAAGGTGAAGAAGAAAATGAAGAATGAGGAAATTGATGAAATTCTGGAAACTGTTAAAGAATTGAAGGAAAAATTTGGAAAAAATGATGAAACATTGAAATTTGTGGAGGAATATTTAAAATCCTTAAAAGAGGAAGAAGATGGAAAAGAAGATTTTTAGTGGGTATTTTATTTGTCCTGTTTGTAATCAGGTAAAAGAAATTCCATGGTTGATTACGGAAGAGCAAGATGTTGTTATTCAGTTTACTCCATCTGGAATTAAAAAGATGAAATTTGAATGTGATTGTGGAGCAAGATGGGAAGTAGGAATAATGGAACAGAATGAGTTAGAAGAACAAAGAAAAATTAAATGGGTAGTAAGACATGGAAAGAAAGTGAGGAAAATAGAATGTCCTCCTGGATATAAGGTGGTTGATGGACAATGTAGAAGAATGACTGCTCAAGAAAGGATAAAGAGAAAGAAAGCAGCTAAAAAGAGATTAAGAAAAATAAGACCTAAATTGAGATTGATTTTAAGGAAGAGGAGATTCTCTTTAAAGAAGAGAAAGACTTTAGGATTAGATAAAAGGAAGTAAATGATAGAATTTGAAACAAGATTCTACATAACAAATTTAAACAAATTTGTTGATTTTATCTTCCTTCCTACCTTTGAAACTGGTTGTCAAATCTTTCTTTCTAAAGAATTAGGTAAAGTTCTTTACTGGTTTGATTCATGGGAATTAGATGGATATGAAATTTATTTTGCTATTGACATCCAGGATAGAATTTCCTATCTTAATCCAAGAGGTTTGTTTTTAATGTATGATGTAGAGTTTGCAATTTTAGATGGTGATAAAATGACTTTCTTTGATGCAGATTGGATAAAAGAAAAGGTGTTAAAAGAAGAAATTGATGATGAATTGTTGACAAGTTATATTGTTCTTGAATATTTTAGAAAACAAGTAAAAACAAAAAAAGGAGGACAGGAATGGGAAAATTGGTTTTGACAGATACTGATGTTAGTTTCCTTTCAACAATAGCTACTCTTGATTCTGTAATCTTCCATCCGGAGAAAAAAGCATTTTTTGCTGTTGATAATGAAGGTTCTATGTGTGTAAAAATAGTCCCTGAGAAATCCAATGAAATAGAAGTTGATAACATAATTTATCTAATTAACATTCGCCAGATTGCGAATATCTTAAAGAGGTTCCTTTCAAAGAGAAAGGAAGTTCCGAATATTGTTGAATTGAAAGTGGAAAATACAAGGATTATTTTCAAGGATAATGAATCAAATATAACTTACAGATTCATACTTGGAAATGAAACTCTTGTGGAGGATTTTATCAAATTTGTAGAAAAATTTGATTCATGGCTGGATTCATTTGAATCTATTTGTTCATTCACATTGACTTCAGATAAGAGAAAAGAATTACTTTATGCCCTTTCATCTTATAAGGATGGAAAAATAGGATTTGAATCCAGGGATGGAAAGATATATGTTGTGATATTTTCTGGTTCATCTTCTCTTGAAGAGAAAGAGTATTTCTTTGAAATGGAATTGCCTACATTAAAGAATATATCTAAGGAAATTTTTGTTGTTATAGAACCCAAATTCCTGAAATATCTTTATGATGTGGAATATGATGTTGAAATTCTTGAAAATGAAAAGAATGTAAAGATTATAAAGATGCAGAAAAACAATTTAATGTATGTTGCTGTTGAACAGTTTCTTGAATAGAAGTGAAAAAAATCGGAGGTTGTAAATGGATATTTGGGCGGAAAAGTATAGACCAAAGAAATTTGAAGATTTGATACTTCCTTCAACAGTTGAAAATCTTTACAAGAAAATTCTTGAAACAAAAGAAATTCCTAATTTACTTTTGTATTCTTCACCTGGAACAGGAAAAACATCGTCTGTAAAGGTTCTTGCAAAAGAATTAGATTATGAAGTTTTATATATCAATGCTTCTCTTGAAAACACAATAGATGTAATAAGAACAAAAGTTCAAACTTTTGCTGCTTCTAAATCATTCTTTGGAAAAAGGAAACTATGTTTTCTTGATGAGGCAGATAGAATTTCAATAGATGGTTTAAATTCACTAAAAGTGTTGATAGAACAGTTTTCTTCTAATTGTTCATTTGTAATAGCAACTAATTACATTGCAAAATTTCCTGAACCAATTATTTCAAGATTCCAAGTGGTCAATTTTGAAGAATATGATGAGGAAGAGGAAAGAGAATTACAGAAAAAATATGCTGGAAGATTGTTAAAAATTCTGAAAAATGAAGGTGTAAAAAATGTTGATAAGGAATTAAAAAGAGCACTTATAAGACTTGTTCAAAAAACTTTTCCTGACTTAAGAAAAGCAATTGTAGAGTTGCAAAGATTGTATTATTCTTATGGAGAAAATATTACAGTAGAAGCAGTTGATAAACATGTGAAGGATTTTATTGAAGAAACTATCAAAAAGATTTATCAAGGAAAGTATAGAGAAGTGGTCAAAGAAATTCTTTCTAAACTTACTCCTGAACAATTTTATGTGGAAGTTTATCGGAAAATGAAGAAAGCAGTAAACGTTTCTGATGAAGATTTAATGGGTGTAATGATGATTCTTGCCAAGTATGCTCACCAGCATTATATTACAGTTGATAGAGAATTAAATCTTGCTGCTTGTATAGCTGAGTTAATTACATTCCTTATGAAGGAGAAAAAATGAATCCTTTTGAACTTGCAAAGAAATTAATGAAAGGTGAAGCAATTACAGATGATGAATACCGTTTAATTCAGAAACATTACTATCTTTTAAGGCGGATATTTGCTTCCAGAATGTATTTTGCATATGTTTTGAATAATACTAACATTTACACATTTACACCAGAAATGATAGCAGATTATATGAAGTATGTAATTCCATATGTGGTTTATCATTATCGTTTGAAAAAAGAGCAATATCTCAAAAATATCTTTCCTAAAAAGAAAGATAAAGAGGAAAAGAAAGAATTTTATGAGTATCTTACAAGACTTGGATATGATTATAAAACTTATGAAATGGCAAAAGAAATGAGTGAAGAATATAAGGAAATAGAAAAAGAATTCAAAAAAGTTAAAAAGGAGTTAAAGAAGTGAAAGATGCTTTTTATTTGAGAATTTTGAAAATACCTTTTAAAGAAAGGATATATCATCGTTTTTATGAGAATGGTAAGAGAAAAGAGGAAATTTTTGATTTTCCTGTTTCATTTGTTATCAAAAACAATGCTTCATTAAATGACTATCCGGAACATTGGGGAGTTTATAAGAAATTCATTAGCAATGAAGAGTATTTGTTAGTAAAAGATAAGAAGATTGATACAGATTCTTATAAAGTTGAAAAACCTGATATAAAAACTCTTTTTACAATTTTAAAATATCCAGAACCTATTAGATATGATAAATCAAAAATTCGGATTTTAAACATAGATATAGAAGTTCATTCGGAAAAAGAATTTCCAAAACCAGAAATTGCAAAACATCCGATTGTGTCTATTACATGTCAGGATATGGTAGAGAATAAATTTTGGGTTTTTGCTTTAGGAAAAGAAGTGGAAATAAAACAACCAAATGTGAAAGCATTCTTTTTTGATTCAGAAAAAGAATTGATTGTTAAATTCTTAAAATTTTATCAAAAATTCCATCCGGATATCATAACAGGATGGTATATAAGTGGATTTGATATCCCTTATATTCAAAATAGAATTGTCAATCTTTTCCAGAATTCTGAAAAAAGATTAATTGCTCTTGCTACATTTTCTTTAATTTCAAAAAAGTTAATGAAAGAAGTTATAGATGTATATCTATCTAAGAGACCTTTGAAAGATTTAGAAGATTACCTAAAAACAAAAATCCATGGTGCAGCTGTTCTTGATTACATAGACCTTTATAAAAAATTTCAACTTAAAAAGTTATCATCTTATTCTCTTGATTCTGTTGCTTCATTTGAATTAGGGGAGCATAAGATTGATTATTCGGAATATCTTTCTCTTAAAAATTTGTATAAGGAAAACTTTCAAAAGTTTATAGAGTATAACATACGAGATGTTGAGTTGGTCTATCTTATAGACAAAAAAGTAAAGTTTATTGACTTGACGTTGCTTATGAGTTATGCTGCAAGAAGTGATTTTGAAGATGTTCTTGGTGTAGTTAAAAGATGGGAAAAGAAAATATTCTATTATTTGATGACTGAGTATAAAACATTTATTTGCAAAAATTAAATTTTTGATGGTGAAAATTATGATGTCCCTTATTAAAATTTCTGAAATATCAGAAAAAGATTTAAATTTATTGAAGATAAAAGATTTAGTTGAAATAAAAGAAGCTAATCAGTTTAAAAAACTTTTAATTAATGATTTGTATTATTATTTGAGAAATCATGGAATAGAAGAAGATGAAGTTTTTGAAATTATCATGAATCTGTTTCTTATGAAAATTTATGATGAATTAAAACATATCGATAAGCCAGAAGAAGAACTGGATTTTCAAATAAAACCAGAAGATTATTTTAATCCTGATAATTTTTATAAGAGAATGAAAAAATTGTTATTTGAAGTTTATACTGAATTGTTTTATGAAGATGTTGAAATAGCAAGAAAAAAAGAAATTTTAAAACATAAGGAAAAAGAAAAAATTCTTTTAGAAATTGTTTTTCATCTTCAAAAATTTAAATTTAGAAGTTTAAGGTTTTTGGATGAGGATATTATTGGAGATATTTTTCTTAATTTTTTACATTCTATTTTCAGACAAAATAAAGGTCTTTTCTTTACTCATCCTAATATATGTCAATTTGTATGTAAATCTTTAGGTATAGAGAAAGTTAAAGATGATTTAATTGAAAAACAGTCTTGTAAATTTATACTTGATCCATCTTGTGGTTCAGGTGCTTTTTTAATATCAGCTTTGCGTTTATTGTTTTTGAATTGTAGTGAAGTAGATAAAAGAAAATTTGCATCTAAAATTTTATACGGAATTGATAGTGATCCTAAGAACGTAATTTTATGTAAAGTGAATATGTTTGTTCATGGTGATTGTTTTGGAAATATCTACAAAGGAGATGCTTTAGAACCTCTTATTGATTTACCATTTCCTTTTGTAAAAGAAGAGAATATTGAAAGATTTGATAATGGAGTAACTAAAGAAAGTTTAAAGGGAGGAAATGGAGTAGATTTCATTATTTCTAATCCTCCATTTAGTTTAAAGAAGAAATTTAAAGAATGTGAACATTTTAGAATGAAAGATTTTATTCCTTTTAAGAATGGTGTTACTAATGCTTCAGAATGTCTTTTTATTGAAAGATGGTTTCAACTTCTTAAACCGAAAGGTCGTTTGGGTGTTGTTTTACCTTGTGCATTATTTGATAGTAAGGAATATTTAGAAGCAAAACTATTATTTTCATGTTATTTTAAAATTGTGGCAATTATAAGTCTTCCTGAACATGTTTTCTTTCCTTATGCGCAACAGAAAACGGTTTTAGTTTTTGCAGAGAGAAGGGATATTAAGGAAAGTAATGAACTTTATAATGTTTTACTAAAAAACGGAAAGGAAGGATTAGTAAAAAGAATAGGAACAGAAAAGATTATCTGTTTTAATGTTGAAAATATAGGTTATAGAAGGTTAAAAAGACAAAGAAATATCATTACAGAAAAAGTGGATAAAAATGATCTTACAGATGATTTAGCAAAAATAATACTTGACGCATTTGAAGGGAATTTTACTGAATCTTCTAAAGTAATTGTAAAAAGTTTAAAAGATTTTTGGCAAAATCAAAATTTGCATGTTTCTTCTTTCAAGAAAGATAGAGAAACTATTACACTTAAGGAAATGGGTTGGAAAATAGTAGCTGTTGAAAAAATAGAATATGAAGAATTGAAGGATATAGATGTTGAAAATTTATTTTTGTGCGAAACAGGTGACATAGTTTCTGGCGGAGCAGGTATTATAACGCCCAAAAAACTTAGTGCCACTACTTCGTCCAATAGAGAAAGAATTTTAAAGAAAATAAAAAGCGGAAAATTCGGTCGTCTTAAGGAAGGGGATGTAATTATAGCGCCTGTTAGAGTTTATCAAGGCAAGATAGCTGTTGTGCTGGGGGAAGCGTCTAATTTTCTCTTTTCCAAGGACTTTATAGTTCTCAGAAAGGAAGATATTACTGATCCCCTGGAGTCTCTTTTTGTGTTCAAAGTTTTAACTGAAAAGGAAAATCTTGATAGACTTATGGAACTTTCATCTACGGGGAAAAGTGGGTATCCTAAAATAAAAGACAAGGAGAAAATTTTGGAAATTGGATTTTTTAAACTTGAAATTGAAAAGAAAGAACTTAAGGAACTTAAAAGTCTTTATGAAACAATTTATAAGAAACTTTTTTAAAAGGAGGGAACATGTCAGACAAAAAAATAATAGGTGCTTATGTAAAAGATATAAATCCTGGTGTTTATAAGAATGTATGTGTCTTTGATATAACATCTTCTTATCCTAATCAAATAATTCATTGTAACATTTCACCAGAAACTTATATTCCGGAAATTCCTGAAGATTTGAGATACATTTTAACAGAAAGACTTGAAGATCACTTAATAAGACCACCTAAAATTCAATCAGAATTAGATGATATTTTGAGGAAAGTTTTCTTTGATTTGGATTGGTTTGAAGAGAAAGTAACACCATATTTGAAAGCAAATGATTTAATCCTTACAGCAAATTTAACTCTTTTTAGGAAAGATAAAATAGGTTCATTTGCAAGATTGACAAAGATAACTTTTGAAAACAGAAAAAAGTGGAAGAGAATTTATCAAGCGCTTGAGAGATTATACGGTTTACTTGAAAAAGGTGAAATTTCTCAAGAGAATTTGAAGAATGAAATAAAAAAGCTAATTGAAACATATCAGGAGAATTTTGAAATTGTAGCTTTCTTGAAAGAACTTTTGAGTAATGAAAGAATAACAAAAGAAAAATTGCATGATTTTATGACAACTGCTGATTTGATTCAGTATGCTCTTAAAGTTGAAATCAATGCATTTTATGGTGCTTTTTCTAATACAGGGTTTATGTTCTTTGAGAAAAATATGGCACAGACCATTACAGCTATGGGACAGTTATGTATAAGAGGAGTTGCTAATGAAATAGAAAAAAGAATTAAGGGTTGTGTTAACATATACAATGATACAGATTCTTGTTTCCTCATGTTTCCTGAAATAGAAAACCCTTATGATATTCTGAAAAAAGAAGAGGAAATTAACAAAGTAATTAATGATTATTTTGATAGACTGACAGAAGTTTTAAATTTAACTGAAAGAAGAATTTTTATGGAAATGGAAACAGTTTCTGATATTTCAATTTTCATGGCTAAAAAGAAATACATAATGAAATTGATTTGGAAAGAAGGTGTTGAATATGATAAAGATGAAAAGCCATATCACTATAAGATAAAAGGATTTGATGTAATAAAATCTTCTACGCCAGAATTTGCAAGGGAAAGACTTGAAAAGGTTATAGATATGACGTTTGATTACTTGATGGGTAAAAGTGATTTGAATATTATAAGGAAATATTTGCAAGATGAATACAGAAACTTTCTTAAAGCACCTGTTGAAGATATTGCTTTTGCAAGACAGGTGAACAATATTGGTAAGTTTTTGTCAAATTCAGGACTTTACAAAAAAGGAACTCCTGTTCATGTTAAAGGAGCAATCATTTACAATCGGTTGGTAGATATTCTGAATTTGCCTGTTGATAAGATATATGATGGTGATAAAATAAAGTGGTTATATGTTCATGAAGATGGGAAGTATAAGACAAATTCTATTGCCTTTAAACATTTTATGCCGAAAGAAATATTAAGAGAATTTAAGATAGATTATGAGAAGCAATATCAAATGGGAATGCTTGCACCTCTTGAACCTTTATTCAAGGCAGTTGGTTGTTTGGATAAGATAAGTCTTGAAACTGAAAAACTGATGAGTCAAAAGAGAAATAGATTATTTTGAGGGGTGAATAATGATACTAATTGATTTTACTCACTTGTTTTATAGGAATTTGTTTATGAACATTGATAAAATTGCAGCGAATGAAAACTTTTTATATCATGTAATTTTACAGGATTTGGTATTTTATGGAAAGAAATTTAATCACAATAAAAGAAATAGATTAGTAATTGCTTGTGATAATGGTTCATGGAGAAGAAAATTTTTTAAGGAAAACAAAGATAGATTTCCAGAATATCAGCAACAGGATATAGGAAAATACAAGGGGACAAGAAAAAGACAGGAAATTCCTTTTTCTTATGAAAGAGCATATGAGATTATGGATGATACTATTGAAAAAATGGATAAATGGACAAATTTTGTGGTAATGAAAGTGAAAGATGCAGAAGCTGATGATATAATAGCAGTTTTAACAAAGAATTTAAAAGATGAACCTGTTGTAATTGTATCTTCGGATAAAGACTTTAAACAATTATTCAGATATAGAGATGATTTAATTATTTTTGACCCGATAAAGAAAAAAGAAATAAGAAGAAGAGATGTGATTAATCCTGACTTTTTCTTAAAAAAGCATATTATTATGGGTGATAGAATAGACGGAATACTTCCGATTAAGAAGAGATGTGGAGAGAAGACAGCTGAAAAAATGGCAAAAGAAATTGATAAATTACTCGCTTTAAACCCTGAAATGAAAGAAAGGTATGAGTTTAATGAAGTGTTAATATCTTTTGATAAAATACCTGAAGAAATTGAAAGGAAAATAATGGATGAGTGGGAAAAGAAAAAAGATGAATATAATTACAATGAAATAGAATTGATGAGATGGCTGAATTCAAAATCCTTGAAACAACATTCAAGAAACATAAAGTTGTTTAAGGAAAATAGAGAAACGGATATAATGAAAAGGACATATTCATTATCAGATTTACTTTAGAGGTAGGAAAATGATTTCGTTTAAGGGATTTCTATTTGAACAATTTAAAAGGGGAAAAGGAATTCAACATTTAATTGGAATGAAACCTCTGGATTTTCTTCAACTATTACAAAAAATAGAAAAAGAATTGCCTAATGTAAAAGTTAAAATAACGGAAAAAGTGGATGGTGCTGCACTTACAATAGGATTGGATAATGAAGGAAAATTCTTTATTCAGACAGCAAGAAGTGATAGAATTTATCATGGTAGTGAATTTGTAAAATTTGCTAAAGAAAGAAATAAACCATTAGATATAGCAAAAGCATATGAAAATCTGTTTAATTTTCTAAAGAATTATCAACCTTTACAAAAAGTTTTACGGAAGTATTTTAATGGAAAAGGATATGGAATACGAGGAGAAGTTTTATGGATTGAACTTGCACAGGAAATAAAGGAAAAAGGAATTAGATTTGTTGCTATTGAATATGATAAAAACAAAATAGGACAGAAATTAACTTTTGTTCCTTTTAAAGTTCTTTATCTTGATGGAACAGAATTTGAAAAAGAAAAAGAATTGATAGAAGATTTGAAAAAGATAAGCAATAGGGAAGTGAAAATAGAAACTCCAGATTTGGAAGTGGGAGATTTAAATTTTGAAATAGTTTTAAGAGATTACAGGGAGTTGTTAAAGAAGTATAAAGACATTGAAAAAATTTTGAAGTCAAGAAAAAAGAAAGATAAAGAGGTAAAAGAAGTTCTGAAAAAGTTGATTCAGGAGTTGCAAAGAAAGTTGGCAAATGAAATTATGCAGAAAGTTAAACATGGAAAGTTTGGAGATGAAATTGAAGGATTGGTTATTGACTTTTGTGGTGTTCAATGCAAAATTCAGTCTGAAACATTTAAAAAGAAAAAATTTGGTGAGGGTAAAGAATGAAGATAGTTACTTTTTCTGGATTTGCTTGTAATGGAAAAAGCACAATGATAGATGTTTTTTCAAAAATATTTGGAAATGAATATAACGTCTGGATTTTTAAAGAAACAGCAAGATTAGTAGATGATACAATGGCTTATTTTGAGGAGAATTTAGAAATTGGAGATTTTGAAAAGAATATTCTTTGTTCAGAAGTATTTTGCCATGATATAATGTTTGAAATGAAAAAGAAAAATGAAGATGGATTGATATTGAAAGACAGAAGCATCTTTGATGTTCTTGCATTCATGGTTTTGAGAAATGAAACTGATATATGCAATGTTTTGGATTTTTTAAGAGAAAATTATGATGGTGAAAAGCATTTATCAAACTTGTATGATGAAATCCTTTTTATAAGAGGAACAAGTGATGAGAATTTTATAAGTTCCATTTTAGAAGAAGATGAATTGCGAAAAAAGACTATATCAAATTTCTTTTCTTTACAGGATAAGTTTGAGGAGGTATGGAAAAGAATAGTAAAAACATATGAAGAGGAAACAGAAAAGTCATTAAATGTAAAAGTATTTTCTCATCCCCATGAGTCTAATTTGACAATGTGGTTAATATATGCTAATATATGTTCCCTTTTGGGAAAGAAAAGTAATTTTGTAAAGGAGTTTTAAAATGGCTGATAGGAAAAATAAATGGGATATGTGGGTATATACGGTTTCTAAAACCAAGGCAAGAAGAAGAGTGAAAAGATTGAGAAATAAAGCAAATAGAAGGATAACCAAGAGACAGATACGAGAGGAGTTAGAGGATTACTAATGAAAAGGAGATTTGATGGATATTTCTGTTATTATAGGGAAAAATGGAAAGGATGTAAGAAACACAACAATATATGTTGCTATGTATGTGAATATTTCAATGAATGCAAAAAGGAATTAGAATTTAGAAAGTGGATGAATAAACATTGTGAATTTGAAAAAACTTATTGTCCAAACATGGTGTGATGAAATACCTTCCTAAACATGAAGAAGAACAGATAGTCTGGTTGCTTCCATTAGATTTATTAGAACAGAAACCAGCAGGGTTTTGGTTTAGATGTCCCGTTTGTGGTGATTCAAAAATTTCGTATAAAAAGAAAAGAGGATGGATTCTAACAGGAAGAGAACATTTAGTTTATTATTGTTTTAATTGTGGCTATACTGCTTCATTTAAGAGATTTCTTAGAGAATATTTTCCGGAAATATACAAGGAATATTATGAAAAGAAACTGAAGGAGTATTGGAAAGAAGTAAAGAAAGAAAAAACAATTGTTTATAAGAAAAAAAGTGAAATAAAAGTAGAAAAAGAAGAAACAGAAAATGAAATTAAACTAATTTCAATTGATAAGTTTAAGTGGATAAATGTGGAAAATTCACTTGAAGCATCAAATTTTCTTAAAAAAAGGAAAATACCAGAAGAGAAGTGGAATTTCTTTAGATATTCCTTGGATGAAGAAAATGATAAAGGATTTTTGATAATTCCTTTCTTTTATAAGAATGAAAGTCAGATTTATGGTTATCAAATTCGTTCTTTAGTAGATAAAGTTTTCAAGATTAGAATTCCGGAAGGAAATCCAAAAGTTTGGAATTTGTTCAATGTTGATTGGAATAGAGAAGTCTTTGTTTTTGAAGGTGTATTTGATGCTATTTTTGTTGAAAATTCAATAGCTTTACTTGGTGCGGATATTCCTAAGTATCTTGAAGGGAAATTGAAAAATTGTATTTTTGTTTTTGATAATGATTTAACAGGTCTGGAAAAAACTGAAAAATATCTTAAAAAAGGATTAAAATGTGTAATCTTCCCTTTGAATTTTTATTATAAGGATATAAATGATTGGGTAAAAGAGGAAAATCCTGAAGGTATTGAAGAATTTTTGAAAAATCATATCTATGAAGATTGGAGAAAAGCTAAAGTTTTAATAGGAATGAAAAAGAAAATTCTAAAAAGAGGTTTATAATGGATAAATTGAAAGCACTTGAAGAAAAGTTGAATTTAGCAAAAGAAGCGGTAAAGGAAACAAAATTAATTAAAAAGCAGGTTAAAGAGGATATGGAGGAAATAATACATGAACAAAGTGTTGATGCTCAAGAACAATATTTGAATAGATTGAGAACTGATTTGGAAATTATAAGGAACAATTTAATTAAGTTAATAGATTATGGACAAAATCTTTTGAGAGAATTGCAAACATTACCTGCAATAGATTTAAAAGCATCACAATTAATGGCAATATCTGACTTACAAAAAACAATCGGTCAGAATACAAAACTGTTATGGGATTTGTATAAGGAATTATCAGAATTGGAAAATATGAAAAAGAGAACTGAATTGAGGGAAAGGGAAATTGAAATAAAAGAAAAAGAAATTGAAATTAAATCAAGACAGGTGGAAGGGAAATTAAATGTGGAAAAGGCAGAAAAAGTCCAGAATATCTTTGTTGGAACAACAGCAGAATTGTTAAAATTATTGCAAGAGGCAAAAGATAAAGATGTATGAATCTTATAAGATTTCTGATGGATTTAGAGGAAATCCAAAATTAAAACCGGCAGGAGTTGCTCTTGAATATACAAAAGAACAAGTTGAAGAGATTTTGAAGTGTAAAAATGATATTATCTATTTTGCTGAAAATTATTATCATATAATAACACTTGATAAAGGTCTTCAAAAGATAAAACTTTATGACTTTCAAAAGGATTTACTTAAAACTATTCAAAATGAAAACAGAATAATAGTTTTAGCTTCAAGACAAGTTGGTAAAACTACTACTTATGCAATATTCTGTTTGTGGTATATTCTTTTTTATCCAGAAAAATCAATTGCGATTACTGCTAATAAAGAAAGAACAGCGATAGAAATCTTGGATAGAATTAAAACAGCTTATCAAGAATTGCCCTGGTGGTTACAACAGGGAATAGTTAATTGGGGGAGAAGGGAATTAAGGTTAGAAAATGAATCCAAAATAATAGCAGTATCAACATCTTCAACAGCCATTCGTGGTTTCTCTATGAATGTTCTCATAATAGACGAGATGGCTTTTATACCAAGGAATATTTTCAATGATTTCTGGAATTCAGTTTATCCTGTTATATCATCCGGTAGAGATTCAAAGATAATAATTGTTTCTACACCTAACAAGAAAAATCATTTTTATAAGTTTTGGATAGATGCTAAGGAAGGAAGAAATGGATTTAAACCTATATTTGTGCATTGGTCTCAAGTTCCAGGAAGAGATGAAGAATGGGTTCAAAAAACAAAACAAGCTGTGGGTGAATTAACATGGATGCAAGAATTTGAATGTAGATTTATAGGAGCATCGGATACACTAATAGACCCTTCAGTTTTGGAACAATTACAATACAAAAAACCTTTAGATTATACAAAACTGCATGAAAGGATATCTGATTTCAATGAATACTTATTTGTTTATGAAGAACCAAAACCTAATCACATGTATGTCATAGGAGTTGATAGTTCAAAAATAAAATCAGGAGAAACAACAGGAGATGGTGTATCTATACAAGTTCTGGATGTAACTGATATTCCTTTTAAACAGGTTTGTCATTTCTATACTGAACCACCAACAAAGTTTCATTATCTTGATACAATTCCGGTAGCTTATGAAATAGCAAAATATTACAATAATGCTTTAATTTTTGTAGAAAACAATGATATAGGGCAGGAAATTGCAGATGGAATAGCTTTTGATTATGAGTATGAGAATGTTTATTTCCAGAAACCAAATTTACCTGGATATAGACAAACAACAAAGACAAGACATATAGGGATAATGAATTTGAAGACTCTCATAGAAAAATTTGAATTGATAATAAATGATTGGATTACGCTTGAGCAATTAGCAGCATTTGTTAAAAAAGGAAAGAAATTTCAAGCAGCACCGGGAAATTATGATGATGCCGTAATGGCTTTAGTTCATGCTTTATTTTTCTTACAAACACCAGAATTTGATTGGATAGTAACTAAAAGAGAATTAGTTCAAAAGCAAAAAATAAAGGAAAGAATGGAACAGTTTAAGAAAAAGTTAAAGGAAAATATTCAGGAAACCATGGAAGATTTGCCATGGTTAAAAGAAGCAGAAGAAGAGAAAATAGTTGATGGTTATTTAGTTTGGGAAGAGGTTTTGTATAAGGGTTTTATGTAAATAATTGTTGAAATTTCCTAATTGAGGAGGATTATGATGGAATTTGAAAAGATGGTTGAAAAAGTTTTTAAAGTGGAAAAACTTGAGGAAAGTGTTAAAGAATTTCCTCTTGGAATAATGGTAAAAAATGCTTTGTATGCTGAATGGGATGGCTCAAAACTTTCAATTAAAATAGCAGGTATAGAACTTGTTCAGTTTAATTTTGATGATGATATGAATCTTGAATCATTTACTACAATTCAGGATGAAGCTGATAAGTTTGAAAAGTGGGTCAAAAAGAATTTCAAAGAGTGGAAAAAAGAACAGGAGGGATAGATGGAATTTATTTTAAAATTTTTAAAATCTATTGATCCTGCTATTATTTTAGGTGGATTAGCGGGTGTTTTAGCTTTTCTTTTTGGTCAACAGAAAATGAAAAATAAACAATTAAAAGAAACCATTAAAGCAAATGAACAGGTTAGACAGGAAGAGAAAAAGTATGAGAAAAAGAGTGTTGATTTTGAGGAAGAAATTGTGGATTTGAAGGATAATTTAAAAGAAAACGATGATGAAAAGAAAAAAATAGTTCAAGCTATTGAAAATAATGAGGAGATAGTGATAGATGAGGAAGAGATTTAGTATTCTTTTTCTTGTATTGTTTTTGTTTGCTTGTTCACAACCTGTAAGATATAAAATTGTTAAACCACAAATTCCTGAGTTAAAAAAGTATGGACGGGTTCAAATCCCGAAAACAAAATGGAAACCGATAAATTACAATGGCACATTGTTATATTGCACTTCTAAAGAAGAACTGATAAAGTTTATGAATGCTTTTATTGAATTGAAAAAAGCAAAGAAGTTTTGTGATACAGAAATTGACAAGTATAATGAATTCAGGAAAGAATATATAAAAGATGTAGAGGTAAAATAAGTTTGCCTACTATAAAATCTTTGATACAAAATACTAAAAAGAGGAGGAAAAGAATGAATGTAAAATTTTTGCATTTAATCACAGGAATGAAAATAATAGGAGATGTAGAAGAAAGAGAAGAAACTTATCTAATCAAAAAGGGTGTAATAGTGGATTTTGTTCCCGTTGCTCCTGGTAAGATGGGCATGGTAGTTATACCTGTTTCTATGAAAGAACCTTTGATTAGGGATAAAGAAATAAGGAAGGATTTTGTTTTATGTTGTGAAGAAGATTCTGAATATGAAAGGATGCTAATGGAAATATCTTTACAATCTTCAGGTTTAACAGTAGCAACTAACATTCCTGAAGAGGAAGACAAATCAATAATTGATATAACAAAACTTAGACAGTAAAAGGAGGATATTATGAAGTATGTTGTAATAGCACCTAATGGATTTGATGTTTCTCTTTCATTGAAAAGTGGAGTATATAGATTTTTTAATGGTGATGTTATAGATGATGAAAAATATCCAAAAGAAATGTTTGAATTGTTTCCTGAGATTTTTAGACCATTGCCTGAAGAGAAAAAAGTGGAAGTGAAAAAGAAAGCTAATAAGGAAGAGCAGAAGAAAGAGGAGAAAGTAGAGGAAAAGAAATTGGAAAAGAAGTCAAAAAGAGTTCAGAAAAAGGATGCTAAAGAAGAATAATGGGAGCTAAGGTTCCTTACATAAAGTCAAAAAATGAGTTAAAAGAATATATAAAAAGAAGATTGGGTTATCCTGTTGTAAATGTAGAAATAACAGATGAACAGTTAGAAGATGTAATAAATGAAACAATAGAAAAGTTTATAGAAGTAGCTTATCCTGGTATTCAATTACGACTTGGAAGATTACGAACAGAAAATGAGAAAATGGAATATGAATTGCCTTATGAAGTTGCTGCTGTTGTAAAAGTGTTTGCACCGGGAGAAGGTGGTGGTGGGATGATGGCTGCTCCTTTTGGAATGGCAGCTACAATGGCACAATCATTGGAAAATGTGTATTTCCAGAAATTGGATTTAGTTTCAATTGAATTAATGATGGAATACATAGAAACATTAAGTGTTATGTTTTATCGTGGAACTGAATTTGATTTCAATACAATGACTAAGAAATTGTATCTTTTCAAAAATCCTGGTGATGGAGAATTGGGTCTTCTGTTTTATGAATATGTTTCAGAAAATGATTCTCTTTATATCTATGACCATAGATGGGTTAAAAAATATGCAACAGAATTGGCAAGATTACAATGGGGAAGAAATCTGATAAAATATGCAGGTTCAATGTTGCCTTCCGGATTACAGATGAATGCTGAAGCGTTAATTTCTGAAGCAAAAGAGGAACTGGCTAAATTAGAAGAAGAGTTAGAAGATAAGTATCAATTACCTATTGACTTCTTTATAGGTTAAGATGAAAGAGAAGACTAAAGAACTAATAAAACCTTTTCTGAATCAAATTTCTTCGGAAATACAAATTTTAGCTAATCAAACTAAGAGTTTAGTTGATTTAAAAACATATCTGGAAATTGGATATACTGTTAATGAAAATATTGAATATGAACAAATTCCTGTTTTTGCTGATGATTTTGAAAAAAGATTTATGAAATTTTTCTTTTTGAAAATTTACAAAACAAATGAAAAAATCATATCTGCAAATTTAAAACTTGTGAATCATTTTCAGAAAAGAAGTAAAATTGAAATACAAATTCCCATTAACCTTGAAGTGGTGCAGAATTTAATCAACCAAAACATTTCTTACATTTATGAATTTTCCTTTGAGGAAAAAGAAAATGAAATAAGAAAAAGGTTAGAAGATAAGAAAAATTTGATACAAGCAATTCAAAAGATGATTCAGGAACTTCCTTTTCATGAGAAAGAATTAGAATGGTTAATAGAGGAATTAGAAGATTTTCTGAGAAAGAAGGAAGAATTCTTTAAAAAACCACAAGTTTAAATAGATAGAGAAAATTTATTGGGAGGAGAAAAGTATGAAAGTTTTTGGTAAAATGGATTTCAATCTTAACGAAGTTTATAAATTTGTAGTAGAACCTTATGATGGTTCTGCTAATCCTGATAAACCTTTCCCTGATTATGCAAAACAGGGTCTTCTACTCTTCAGAACAGATGAACAGATGCTTTATATTTGTGTTTCTGAAAACCCTGCTGTTTGGATTCCTCTTATAAAGCTAAATGCTTCTTATGTTCATAATCAGGATTCGGTTGCTTCTGAATGGAATATAGTTCACAACCTTGAAACACAGAATGTAATGGTTCAGGTTTTTGATGTAAGTGGAAATAAATTTGTTCCTGAAGATATACAGATTGTGGATAACAATACAATAAAAGTTGTAGTTAATCCTCCATCTGCTGGAAAAGCATTGGTAATAGCTCTTGATGCTCAGGTTGGTCTTTTTGTTCAGCATAATCAGCTATCTCTTGATATTCTAAAATCCAGACAGGAAATAACTCAGGTAGATTATGATGAAAATGATAATCCTGTTAAGGTTTATTATGGTGATGGAACAATCTGTGAAATAACTTATAGAACTTCTGATCCTGCTGTTGGTGAAATTGATACAATAACATTCTATTCTTCTGGTGGAACTATCCTTGAACAATGGCAGTATATCTATGATGACCAGGGAAGAATTTCTCAGTTGAGGAGATTAGCTTAAAGTAGCGATGAAAATAGATTGGGTGATAAAGCGATTTAGTAAAAACGAAGTGGTTCCATCTTGGAACGATGAAAGAAATATATGGTTTAATGTTTCAAATAGAGGTGCAAAATTTGAAATTTATCATGGTTTAGAGTTACCAGAAGACCCTTTAGGAGACGGAAGTGAAATAGCATTTTTCCCTTTGAATGGAGTGTTAGAAGATAAACATGGAAATTATTCTCTAATTCCATCAACAAGTTTTTCTTATGAAAAATCACCTTGGGACGTGGCTGTAAATTATAGGAATAAGGACAATTCTTATTATTTGAAAACTTCTGAAAAGATAAGAAGAAATGAGAAAAAAGAAATAACTATTTCGGGTTGGATATATTTGGTTAGTGGTTGTTATGAATGGAATTCAATTTGGCATTTATCACCAGATGATAATGATAATACAGGAAATTCAAGACAACCTGCTTTATGGCTTCATATGACTTATCAAAGAAACTTTCATATTTGTTGTGATTGTGAAAAATATAAGAACTATAGAATAGAAATTTCTTCAGGAAAATTACATTATAATAGGTGGTCATTTATTGTTCAAACGGTTTCTCTAACTTCAATGAAATTATATATCAATGGTATTTTAACTGATGTTTTGAACACAAATAGTTCAACAGGTAATTTTCTTTTCAATGATGGTTATTTTTATATAGGTGATAAGTGGTATAATAAAAGTCTTTTGATAGCAAATGTTAGAGTTTTCCTTAAAGAACTATCTTCTGAAGAAATTTCATATCTTTACGAGTTAGAAAAACCTTTTAAAGCAGAAGATGAAGGTAAAAAGGTATTTGTGTTCTTTAATGATTTTGAAAAAATGGATAATTGGTTAGTTGATTATGCTGGAAATGGTGTTTCAGTAAAAGATTCACTTTTAGAAGCAAAAACAGATGGGCAATCAAGAGTTATCCTTAAAAATTCAAATGATTTGAATATTACTTCTCCTTTTTTGGTTTTTGGAAAGTTTTCAACGGAAGAATGTAATGATATTTCAACATTTTTAGATATATCAACAACAGATAACTTTACAAATTCAATTGCTTCAATTTATTGGGGATGGAAAAATGAAAAACATGGAACGTATAAGAATTTAAATGGAAAAGTTTCTTTTAATGAAGGTGCTTACAGAGATTTTTATTCTCCTGAATTTGGAAAATTCTATTATTATGGGTTGTTGTATGAAAATGACTATCAATACCATCTTTTTCCTCAAGAATTTTTTGAATTAAATTTTGACAATTATATCCCTAATCAATCTTTTAGAAATGAGATTTTCAAAAAAGTTATTTTAGCTTTTTCTTATAATTGTTCCTCAACTTTTAATGTTGAATTTGTTGCAGTTGCTAAATTTTCAAAAGATTTTGATTATGTTATTCTTGATGAAGAATCAGGAAATTATGAATTAAATGGAAAGATTTTCAAAAAGAAGACTAAGATTAAAATTACAAAATTACCATTAAATACTCAAACTGTTTTTGTTTCATTGAATAATGGTGCTTTTGGTGAAGTTAAGCAGGTTTCTGGACAAATACCATTTTTTGTTAAAAAGAGGATATAATGGCAAGAGATTATCCATTTTATTTTAACAACAATATAGATAATCCGGAAGCAGATACATTAGAAGAGATATATGATGAAGCAATAGCATTACATTCTTATCAGGTTTATTACATTGTAAGAGAATTTGCAGGGGAAATTGTTGGATTTGGTGAATTTCAAACTAAAGTAATGAAAAAAGCGATTCCGGTAAGAATGTATATAGAAGAAATAGATGATTTTGGTGGACCTGGAGAATTATTTTCCAAATTTGGTTATGTTTTAAGGGAATCAATTACTCTTTATGTTTCAAAGAAAGAACTTGAAAGATGTAAAATAGTGCCTAAAGTTCAGGATTTAATATTTGTTCCTGTTATGAACAATAAGGTTTTTGAAATACAATTTGTTGATGATGATTCAAGGACAGGTTCATTTTATACTTTAGGTAGATGTTTTGGATATAAATTAATTGCTAATTTGTTTAATTTTGATTATTCTGAAATCTGTGATGATATTTCTGAATGTAAACATCCTGAATGTCTTATGAGAACAAATGAAGAAAGAATGAAGCAGGATATAGAAAAACTTGAAAGATTACTTGACATTGAAATACAAAATTATGATGGAATTGTAAATGAATTAATTGATGAAAATGAAGCACCAGAATCTGCTGATGAAATTGTTGATGATACAGAAAAACACAAATTGGGGTTGTTAGACTAAAATGATTTTCCATTATCCTAAAAATATAACGTTAAAATCGCTTATAGCGTTTATGGATTTGTTTAACAACATTCAAATTGCAAAATGGGATGAACATGGGAATATAACAAGAATTTTTAGAGTTCCTATAAATTTTGCTTCAAGGGAAAAAATATTAGCAATTCTTGAAAATCCTGCTTTATTAGAACCATTGAATTTACAAGAAGGAACACCTATGGAAGTGAATCTAAATTTAATTCTTCCGAGGATAGCAGTTTCTTTAAATGGAATTTCTTATGATTCTTCAAGGAAAGTCAACAAGTTGAATAAGTTTTATGATAAAGAAGGGCATCAGTATTTATATATGCCTGTTCCTTATAATATAGAAATATCAATGTTTATCATCTCAAAAACAATTTATGATTTATTCCAGATAATAGAACAAATTTTGCCTTTCTTTTCACCTGAATACACAATAGATATCAAATTTCTTGGTGATGAATTTCCTTCTGAATCTGTTCCGATTGTTTTGACAGGTGTTAATTTGGATATTCCGCCTGAATTAGGACCTGAAGAGGAAAGGATAATTAATGCTGAATTAAACTTTATTATGAAAGTAAATTATCACTTCTTTAAACTTGATGCTAAGAAGATACTCAAAATTGATACAAACTTCCTTGATTTAGATACATACAAAAAATTTGAAACTTATCGTTTGAAAGCATTAAATACTGAACCGCTATATCCTAAAGAAGAAAGAGATAAAGAACCGGTAAAAGAGGAAATTATTAATTGGATAGAGGATGAAGAAAATGACTAATTGGTATGAAATAGAAGATTTGTTTGAAAGATTTGAGGAATTAGTTGAAAAATACAAAAAGGTTAAAGAAAAGGATAAAGATGAAGATGAGAAAAAAGAAAGAGAATTTTTTATAAAACTTCCTAAAAAGGAAAGAAGGAGGAGGAAATGAAGTATCTATTTCGCTGTGAAAAATGTGGAATAGAAAGAGAATATGAAATGAGTATTTCTGAATATGAAGAGAAAAAGAACAATCTTTTTTGTGAATGTGGTGGTAAAATGAAAAGAGTTTATCATGTTGTGAATTTTATTCTCAAAGGAAGTGGATGGTATAGAGATCATCTTTATGGAATAACAGATAGAGAAATGCAAAGAAATAGAGATGAAGATATGAAACTTGAGGAGCAAGTAAATTCTGGAAAACTAAAAAGAGAAGAGGCACTCTTAGAGAGGAAATAATGAAAAGAAAGGAAAAGATTAAATTAGCAAACATCTATAAAAGATCTTTTTCAACGACAAGAAAATTTGAAGAAGACGTAAAAAATTTTCACAGGTTAAATTACTATCTGGTAAAATACATTCAATTTAGAAAGCAATCATTAAAGAATGAATTGATTTCCATTTTAAAATATCTTAACAACATTTTTGGTTTAAAAGAAATAATTGAATTAGGTATTTTTCATAACGTAATAAAAAAGGACTATTTTCCTCTATTGAAAGAAATTATTGAAATCTACTTTAATTTGGAGATACAAGATGATTCTAAGTGAATCATTAACAGATACATACATCGTTTATCTTATAGTTAAAAAACTCCTTAAACCATGGAAAGAATGGGATGCATATAAACTTGGTATAATAGACGAAAATGGAAATAAGATTAAAAAACCTAAAACTCCTGAAGAGAAAAAAGCATGGACAATTCTTGATCGTTTAATTTGGAAAGTAAAAAGATTACTTGAAAAATTTGTTGGAAAGAATAAACTTATTCAATACTTTGCTATAGCATATCTTTTAAAAGAGGATTTTAAAGTTATTGCTCGTGCTAATTCTAAATATCTTCAATTACTAGAAGAAACTATAAAAAACGAAAATCCTCAAGTTATATTATATTCGTATAAACTATTAAAGGAAATTGAACCTATTCTTAAAGAAAAAGTTAGACCTGTTTACGACATAAATGAAGGTGAATTCTTAGCAGTTTTAACTGAAATAGACACTATTGAAGATCTATTTGAAGAAAATGAATATCTTAAAATGTTAGAAAAAGAATCATTTAGATAAATAAAAATGAATTCAAAAACTTGGAGAGGTAGATAATGGCTGAAAACGTAAATATAACTTCTGCTTCATCTGTTACTGATATGGGCGGTTCTGATGATTGTTTAGATCCTAAATTCTGGAAAGGTGATCCTTATATGGACGTTGAAAAATGGGAAAATCCTCTTCCTAAACAAATTAAAAAAGCTAAAAAGATCGTAATAGACGATACAAATAAACCAGATGAGTTTATTTTTGGAGAGCCTTGTTTTATAATAGAAGACGACGAACTTTGTAACTTTTTAACAGGTAGAAAAGTTCATTGGAGATGGTTAAAACAAACAAAAAATGAAAGGTTAAGAAATTTTGCTAAAAAGAATCCTGGAATTTCTTTCTTTATTAAGACCAAAAATGGTGAATATTATAAAGTATATTATCCAAAATCATTTAAGGGGTCTAAGATGATAGAGAGAAAGTTTATAAACGTATTAAAAGATGGTAACAAGTTAATAATTGAATTCAAAGAAAGAGAAGGTTTTAATGCTTTTATGAAAGGATTAAAAGAAAATAAGAACTTCTGGATGATGCATCCTCATACAAAAGAAATGGTAGAAGAAATTAAAAGTGACGTAAAACATAGATATATTTTCGTAAAATATGGAGACTTTTATACCCAAATCAAATAACTTTAGAAGGAGGAATCTATAATGAGAGTAATTGAAGAAGCTAAGAAAACCCTAATCAACAAACCTGTAAGAGTTTATCTTTCTAACAAAGTTATGTTAGAAGGAAAATTAACTAACATTGACGAAGTTGGTGTTGTTTTAGATGGAAAAACATTTGCATTTCTTTCAAATGTTATTTCTGTTGTCCCTGATGAAGAAAAGAAAGAATAAATGAAGGAGGGATATAAGATGGTAGGAGGATAAATTATGGAAATGTTAAGCCCTGGAGTTCAAATAGTAGAAAGAGATATAAGTTTAACAGCAAAACAAGTTCCATCATCTATAACTGCTATAATTTGTCGTTCTGATTGGGGTGAAGCACTAAAACCTATTCCTGTTACTTCTGAAGCAGAACTCGTAGAAAAGTTTGGAAAACCAGATAATTGGAATTATGAAGATTGGTTTCAAGCATGGAATTTCCTTCAATATTCAAGAAATTTATACGTAATAAGACCAATTAATCCAGAAGTTAGAAATCCTGGAATTCTTCTTGATAAGGATTCTTCTGATTCTCTAAAAGCAAACGTTCAATATGCATCATTTGAAAAGTTTTATAATTCAGATCAAGCTGAACTCCAGATTTCTAGAATGACCTCTTCAACTAAATTAACTTTTATTTTCAAATACGTTTCTTCAAAAGCAAAAGATTTTGGTATTGCTGTATGTTCATCTGCTGAATGTTGGAATAAACCTATAGCAGTTACTTCATTTGTTCTTCCTGATAAAACAGCTGGTGAATATGATATCTCTGGATTCGAATTTAAGACAAAACAAGTAGTAGTAGTTTATTATGAAAATGGTATTACAAAATACCTTAAAGAAGGAATAGACTATACTATTGATTGGGATCAAAAGAAATTAAACTTGTTAAGAGACGTCCCCTCTAATCCTGAAGTTAGAAATATTGTATTTGATGCAACTATTCAGCCAGTTGATGGTTCACCTCCACTTCCATTTAGTGAATTCTTTGAATACGAACCTGATTGGGAAAATAATGAATTTGCTGTTTTAGTGTTCCAGAAAGATGAAGAGACTGGATTGTATTCTCTTGCTGAAAGTTTCATTTGTAATTATCAACCTAATAAGAGAGATGCTTATGGAAGGAATTATTTCGTAGAAGAAGTGTTCTTACATCGTTCAAAATACTTCTATGTTAAAGTTGGCGAAGGAGAAAAAGTTAATACTGCTAATAATACTCTCATCACTGTAAAATTTTCAGATGATATGAACGTTTATCCTCATAAAGGATCAGTTGCTACAAATGATTTAGATTATGATGGATCAGCATGGACAGAAGCTGACATAATGAATGCTGAACAGCTTCTCTCAAATCCTGAAGAATTTAAAGTGAACTTAATAGTTGCTCATAAACTTGATATTAATGGATTACCTACAATAGCAGATCAAAGAAAAGATTGTTTCTGTATAGTTCCTCTTTACGATCAAGAAATATTAGGTTTATCTGCTTCAGATGCTACTGCATACATTATAGAGAATTACGGAACAAGATCACCTAAAATTGATAAACCATTTAATGCTTACAATTCCTATACTGGATTATACGGTAACATCAAATATCAATATGATAAATTCAGTGACGTAAACAGATGGATTCCTGTTGGTGGAGATATAGCTGGTCTAATTGCACAAATGGATAAGAATTACGATCCATGGTGGGCACCTGCTGGATTTGATAGAGGTAAAATAAGAAACGTTATAAAACTTGCTTT